CTCGCCGCCGAGGCCGCGAAGAAGGGAATGACACCATGAAAACCAAGACAACATCGTTCGACGCATGGGCTTGGAAGTTCGACAGCGGCTCTTTGTGTAGGCCGTCTGTTCGTAGCACAAGGCGCGAGGTGAAGAGCTGGATGCGAGAGAACTGTTTTGGAAGTCTCCCCCCAAGCGGACGTGTAGTGCGAGTGCGAGTAGTCGAACTCCCCAAGCCCGCCCGTTCGCGGAGGAAGGCATGAGCAACACCATCATTCTCATCCTGCTCGTCCACTGTGTCGCCGACTTCTGGTTTCAGACGCCGTGGATGGCAGCGAACAAGTCGAAGGACCCGCTCGCCCTTCTTGCCCATGTTGCCACCTACATGTTCTTCTTGACGGTGTTCGCCGTGTGGCACTGGAGCGTTGCGTGGCTCTGGTGGGCACTTGTCAACGGTGCTTTGCACATGTTTACTGACTCCATCACGAGCCGCATCACGTCCCACAACTGGAATGGCGGCAAGCCCACCAAGACGTTCTGGAACACCATCGGCGTAGACCAGTTCATCCACGCGGCGACACTGATTCTCACGTACGAATGGATGGTGAAGTCATGAAGCCCACAAGCACAATGACGGTTGACGAGTGCCGCGACGAGTTGCGTACCAACATGGGAATGGTCAAGAAGCAGTACCGGAACGACACGGGGTTCGGATGCCCAATCGGATATGCGTGGGAATACGCAGATGGCCGAAAGTGGGACAACTTCCGACACCCCGAAGGTGCCATTCCCGCCACTCTCGACGAAGCGGCGAAGTTGCCGGAGGGGTGGCACCCGGAAATTACGGATTGCACCACTCGCGGGGGCAAGCCTCTGCATCCGTGGATTACTGAGGGTATCGAAGAGGACACCTTGAACGTCCGCAAGGGATACGGCACCACCGAACTCGAAGCCCGCTTCCGCCTGCGCGTGGAAGTGGAACGCGCAGTCCGCGCAAACACGAAGGAGTCCGTGCAATGACAACCGCACTCACCGTCGGCGCGTGCCTTGGCCTTGCGGTCGCGGTCGCGCTGTGGACATGGATCGTCGCCATCGCCGCGTACAAGCGGGGCGTAGAGGATGGGGTGAGGTTGCGGAAGAGTGAAAAGGAGAACACGCCATGAGCAGCGAGAAGAACGCACAAAAGAATCTCAGCCCCAAGTGTGACCATTGTGGCAAAGAGACTGACGAGTTGTACACCTGCCCGCGTTGCGAGGACCAGTGTTGCAACAACTGTTGCGCTGGCAAGAACGTCGTGTGCTTCCGTTGTGAAGAGGAGCCCGACGATGACGAATGAACCCAAAGCAGCCATGAGCAGCGAGAAGCCGCAGGGCATCAACCCCGGCGATCACGTCAACCACATCATCCAGTACGCCAGCGGGGAACACGACCGCCCCGAAGTCGGCGTGGTCCTCGAAACCAAGCACATTCGCGGGATTGGATACGAGTACACCAACGTCGAAGTGCGGTGGGTGTCCCCGAGCGGCGACATGACCAACCGCATCCACGCACCAGAAGAGTTGAAGCAAGCCGCCCGCGAGGGGGAGGGGTCAGAACAACGAAGGGAGCAGCCATGAGCGAGCAGAATTGGACGAAGGAGCCGTGGAATTGCGATGGCGTTTTTCTTTGGGTTGAAGGCGTAGAAACCGCCACGGGAACGCATCCAGATGGAACGCCTTACCCATTCCCCGTGCAGGTGCAACAACAGATTGCTCAGTTCAGCAACCCAGGGGACGCACAGCGCGCCGAGTCATGCGTTACCGCCATGCAAGGCATCCCCTCCCCCTCCTACTTCGTCGCGCGTGCGCTGGCGATGGAGGAGGCGTTGAAGACCATCGACACCATGCCCGTGGATGGATGTACCCCGATGGTAATTGAGTCCATGCTGCGGCAAGCGAAGTCGTTGGCATACACCGCCCTCGCCCAGTCCGCCGTGGAAGGAGGGGGCTCCAATGGCAACACGTAAGCGGGGCGGGGTGTGCTGGGCGGTGTTGACGTACGACCGTCGTGAGATCGTCGATACGGGCGAGACGCGGGCAGACGCCTTGCGGAAATACACATGGAGGTTCGGCGGAAACCCAACCGGAGATGTCGTCCGCATCCGCTGGTCCATCGTCACCTCCGCGAAGAATCCCGCGAAGAAAGGGAGGAAGAAGTGAAAACGAAAATCCAAACCGCAGACGGCAAGCCCATCCGCAAGGGTCAGAAGGTGTACGGCATCTACACAAGTGACGGAGGAAAGACTTGGCACGCCAACGTAGACCCGCGCACGGTTGGCGAGGTGCTGCGTGACCCGATGGGCGGAATCGTGCTACACGAGCCGTTCATAGAAGGCGGACCTGCCGGTGTGGGGAACAATCGCTGGTACTCAACGCCAGCGGCGGCGGCCAGCGCAGCAAAGAAGCGCACGGCTTCCGCCACCAAGCCCGCGAAGAAGCGGAGGGCCGCGAAGTGACGGTCTCTCCCATCCCCCTCGCCCAGCTCCCCTCCCACCCTACCTGCACCCTCTGCCCCCTCCACACCGTCGCCACTCACGTAGGCATCTCCACCCACTACCTCCCGGGAAGCCTGCCCCCCTCCCCCTCCACCCCGTGCGTCCTTTTCCTGGGTCAGAACCCCGGCTTCAATGAGGACCGCGTGGGCACCCCCTTCATCGGCAAGTCGGGCCAGCTCCTCCAGCATGCCTACATCGACGGCATCCACCTCCGCACCCTCGCCTCCATCTTCCTCGCCAACACCGCCCGTTGCTACCACCTCCACGGCGAGGGCCCCACCAACTCGCACTACCGCGCCTGCCGCCCCTACCTCCTCCCCGACCTCCACCACCTCTCCTCCATCTCCTCGTCCCTCTACGTCGTCTGCCTCGGCGGTCCCGCCTCGACCCACCTCCACGCCCTCCTTGGCAAGAAGTCCGCCACCCTCACCTCCTGCTTCCAACAGCAGGGCACCCCCTACCCCCTCCCACCTTTGGAGTCCCCAAGTGAAACTCCTAAGCCCAATGGAAAACGCAAGGTCCGTGTTCTGCCAACTCCTGACAGCACAGAACCACGCCCGTTGCCTGACCTGCAAACAGCAAGTCCAACGCCTCAAGGGCAGGTGGGGCCCCTGCACCTGCACAAGACCCTCACCACCTGGGCGACATTTCACCCGGCCGCCGTACTCCGCACGGGCAACCTGATCCACGCCGTGGAAGGCCACCTCACCCTCCTCCTCCACCGCCTCACCGGCCGCTCCCCCGTCCCCTCCACCCCCCACCTCGTCCTCCCCTCACCCCCTCCCAGAGCCTAGCGTCGTCGGCCCCGCTAGTGCGCGGGGGCCTCCCTCCGCATAGTGTTCCTATTCCCTCCCGGAGACCCATATGCCTCCCTCCCTCAACCGTCTTGAACGATCCGACGTCCGCAAGCTGGAGGACCTGTGCCTGGCCCACAAAGCCTCCATCGAGGACGGCACCTGCTCCGTCCAGGACCTCATCGACCTCTTCAAGAAACTCCATAACTGCGGCGCCACCAGGTACAACATCGACGCGGCCCTCGGCGTCCTCTCCATCAACCGCCCCAAGCAGCACCGTGGCACCCTCACCCCCGTCCTCCAGATGCTCCGGGACCTCGAAGCCCGTGTCGCCGCGTTGGAGGAGGCGACCACCCGCCCTTTTCCCAAAGCTCAACCCCTCCCCCACCCCCAGAGGTGACCCCCCTCCCATCCCCGACCGTCCCCTCACCTCCGTCCTCCGCCTCAAAGGTGCCCACCTCATCACCGACTGTGCCTCCCTCATCTTCACGCCGGGGCCCGCTCCGATTACTATCCCAACCCATCGACCTTCGTGAGGCCCTCGCCCTCGCCGACAAGCACCACGTGAAGTACCGGCGCAAGGACGATGGCCACTACGTCTTCTACCTCCCCGACCGTCCCGTCTCGCAGGCCGCCGCCCGGGGCACCCGCCAGGTCCACTGCGACATCGCCCGCCACCTGAACTTCCTCGAACGCCGATCCCAAATCCAGGAGCACCCCACCCATGTTTTCAACAACCCCCGACGGAACCCGTCCCTGCATTGACTGCGGCCGCCTCCCCTGCACCTGCCACCGGACCACCTGCCCCGACTGCGACTGCGACCCTTGCATCTGCGACGACGAACCCGACGAGTCCGGTGAGTGGGAAAACCACTGCGAGGATTGCGGCCAGCACCTCGACGACTGTGACTGTGACGACGATGAGGAGGGGGACGAAGACGACTTTGAGGAGGGCTCCCTATGACAGCCCTCTTCCAGCCCACCCCCAGCTCCATGCCCGCCGACGAGACGCCCGTCGTAGGCCTCATCCCCGTCGCCGCTCCCTCCTACCAGGGCCTGGTCTACCGCATCTCCTCCGACCAGAACGAGATCCTCAACCACGACGAGGCCCGCCTCTTCCCCTCCGCTGACGCCGCCATCAAGCACCTCCAGAAAACCCCCTGCCCCCCCGGCCTCCAGAAAGTCTTCCCCCTCAACGAGGCCCCCAACCTCTCCGACCTCTACTGGTCGTTCGGATCCTACGGGCAACGGCAGAAGGTGTGGTGCATCGCGGACGCACCCGTCGCCACCTCTTCCTTTGACTCCGAGCAGGACCTTCAGAACGCGCTCGCCGTCTGCGGCGGCACCATCAAGTTCACCTCCCGATGGGAGGCCGAGACCACCGCCCAGAAGTTCCGCGACCTATGCGTCTACAAGAAGGGCTCCGACACCATCACCCGCCGTCTCGTCAAGTTCACCTCCAAGTCCCGCCGCACCAAGCACGCCGACCCCATCACCAACGCCGAAGACTCCGGCGTTTCCTTCAACTTCAAGAACCCCCGCCACCTCTACCTCCTCCCCGTCCACACCGCTTTCCTCAACGCCCTCCACGCCTGCCTCACCACCCCTCCCACCACCCAACTCAACTGCGGTCACTACAACGAAGCTTTCAAGTGGGATGGCTTCGACCTCGACCATTGGGACGGTACCTCCCCTCCCCGTCCCTGGTCCAAGGAGGTCACCTACTACCTCGCGGACCACTCCGGTCTCCCCTCCCACCCCACCGCCGATCCGACCCTCGCCGACCTCGCCAAACTCTCCGAGAAGTGGTGCACCAAGATCACCACCTACCTCACCTCCCTCCGCACCCCCTCCCGCATCTCCGAGCACTGTTCCTATGGCAATGGCGACGCGGACAAGACAGGGCCCTTCCGGACCCCCCTCGTCTACCTCAACAGGCACCGTCGCACCGAAGCCCTCACCTCCCTCTCCCTCTACCGTCCCCACCTCCTTAACCTCCAGACCTACCCTCCCGCGTGCGACCGGCTCCCCGAATCCAGCCGCAACCGCATCGCTACAGCCCACTTCAACCTCTCCGTTTCCCTCGCCTCATTCGCGTTGGCGCTCAGATCTCGGACGTTCCCTGATCTTCCTTGCGCCCACTTGCTTCCCGTTCCGAAGGAGTCCTCACAGTGACCGATCCCACCACCCTCCCGTCCATCAACATCCACACCGTGGCCCAGCCCCCGACGGGGCACCTCGCCGTCTTCTCGCAGCCCGGAGGCAACTCCGGCCTCCAGCAGCGGCAGACCCTCGAAATCGGCGTCACCAACCAGCAGATCGCCCTGATCGCCACCACCCAGATCGAGACCAAGATCCGGGAACGCATCGGCGACTTCCGCAAGTCCCTCGAAGACCTCCGCAAGCAGGAGGTCGCCCTCGTCAATTCGCAGAACGCCATCCTCGAATCCTGGTGCCGTGACCGCGTCGCCGAAGACGCCACCAACGTCACCTCCCTCGCCGCCGCCCTTAAGCCCTTCACCGGCCGGGACCTCACCACCTCCTACGGCGTCGCCGCCTACAACGCACGCACCCGCCGCCTCTCCGCCACGGCCTCCTTCAACTCCGGCGAAGTCTCCGTCCCCTACACCTACACGGCCGAGGCCCCTGCTACCTTCATCGCGGACGTCGACCGCCTCACGGAACTCTCCCGTTCCATCAAGGACGCCGAGGAACGCATCCGTCAGGCCAAGCTGACCCTCTCCAACATGGACGCCGTGGCCCGTCAGGCCGAAGCCTCCATCGCCCAGTCCACCCTCAACCAGACCGAAGAGGGCCGCAAGATGGCCGACGCCATCCGCGAGGCCGCCGCCGACGGCAACGTCGACGACCTCATCCGCCGCTTGCAGGTGTAAGCTCGGAGTGTTCGGCCCGCAAAGCCGGGCCTCACAGCACCTCGCTTCCCTACCTCCACCCACCCTCTTTCCTCACTGGTGGGTGGACCGGGAGCCAGCAACCCGAAAGGACCTGGCTCCTTTTTCCCCTCCCAAGGAACCCCCCATGTCCACCTACCTGACCTCCTCCGAATCCAAACACAAGAGTGGCCCTTTCACCGCCTTCACCGCCACCTCCAAGTTCTCGAACGATCGCAACATGGTGCCCCGTGTCACCGTCGACGGGGACCCCTTCTTCTCCAACCTGACCAAGCTCCGCACGGCGATCAACCGTCTCTCCTCTCAGAGCTACCCCTCCCTCCTCAACACCCGCACCAACCTCATTGAATCCGGTTACGCTACGAAGGAAGCACACTTCCGTCCCCTGACCCCCGACGACTTCATCATCGAAGCGCACCTCTACACTCCCCACACCATCCCCATCATCAACCACGCCTACGCTGGCAAGACCACCGCCGCCTCCCTGTTCCCCTAACCCCTTTCAAGGAGCCCCCATGGCCACGCCCACCAAGACCGTCACCGTCGCCCAGCAGGTTGAAATGCCCTCCGACCAATTCGGCCCCGCCTCCCTCGTTGGCACCAACGTCCTCGTCTTCACCACCACATACATCTACTACGGATACCTCCACGCTGTCAACTGCGACTTCCTCCAGCTCAACAACCCCCGCATCGTCTACGAGACAGGCCCCTTCAACACCCCCAAGTTCAAGGACTCCCAACCCTGCACCTCCGAGCACCTCTTCCTCTCCATCAGCCACATTGAAACGATCTTTACCACCACCCAGGAGCCCCAGGCATGAGATGCACCCGCTCCCAACTAAATTCCATCCGCACCCGCTGTAGGTCACGGTCATGGTCACGGTCAGGGTCAGGGTCAGGGTCACGGTCAGGGTCAGGGTCACGGTCATGGTCATGGTCATGGTCATGGTCATGGTCAGGGTCAGGGTCAGGGTCAGGGTCAGGGTCAGGGTCATGGCCAGGGTCAGGGTCAGGGTCAGGGTCATGGTCAGGGTCAGGGTCAGGATCACGGTCATGGTCATGGTCAGGGTCATGGTCAGGGTCCGGGTCAGGGTCATGGTCACGATAACACAAAGGATTCTTATGGATCTCCTCACCACCACGCCCCGCACCCCCATCACCCTCCGCCGCTTCCTCGACGAAATGGAAGCTACCCTCCGCCTCCACCCCTGGCTCGCCGACGCCCCCCTCCGCAACCACAAGCGAGTTGAGGACGTCAACGGAGACCTTATCTCAGAAGGTCCCGAGGCCATCACCAACGTGAGTGCGGAAACCTCCGCCTCCACCCACTACATCCTCCTCAAGTGAGGACCCCATGCTCCAACGCATCCTCTCCCTTGACCTGGAATCGTACGGCGCGGCCTCCGGCCTCCCACCCCAGACCTGCTTCACGCCCCGTCGCTGCCTCCACGTGGATGGTGTCTCCCCCTCCCACCTCATCCTGTGCGCCTCCCTCACCCAAGGGCTTTTACCATGCGATACCTCGTCAACCTCATCGTCACCATCCCAGGAGAGGATGAATTCCCCCGCCTCCGCCCCCCTGGCCTCTGGGACTGGAACAACATCGTCGTCGATGGCACCATGGAAACCGACATCAGAGTCAAGTGCGTCACTTGCGTCCCTCTTGGCGACCCTCCAACCCGGGCCAACCCAAGTCCTGCCTCTGGCTTCGATCCCTCTTCCCCTGACTCACGCCTCCGACCCCCTCCCACCCGAGTGTCCGCCCGGAACCCTCGAAATCCTAAGGGCAAGCGCCGCAACCCCCCCACGTAAGTCCCTCCTCCTCCTCTACCGGTGGCTTACGTGGGCGGACACCCTCGTCGGTATGAACCTGGGCTTCGACATCCCCATGCTCCGCCACCACCACCCCCTCCTCCGGCGTGCCCTCGACGGACGCCACCTCATCCTCGACCTCTCCTGGTTCAACTACCTCGACTCCGAGATCCGCCCCGAGAAGTCCCTCAAAACCATCGGCCCCGTCCTCGGCACCCACTCCTACTCCCGCACCCTCAAGGGCGGCCACTCCTTCCGTGCCACCGCACCCCTCCTCTGGTACGCGGGCATGGACGTCCACAACACCATCCTTGCCATCGCCGAAACCTCCAAACGCATCGCCACCCGCCAATCCTCCTACCCCAATGACAAACTATCAATCTTCTCCCTGGAACATTTCTCTTCGACTCTGTGGTGCTGCATTGAGATGTCTGAGAATGGCCTCCCGATCCACCGCCCCTCCCTGGAAGCCCTCGCCCACCGCTGCATCCGCCGCATCGCCCGCTGCGAACTCCTCTGCTCCCGCCGCCACTCCCTCACCCTCTCCGGCGAAGGCTCCCAAGCCTCCAAAAACTCCTTCATGACCACCCTCATCGACGCCGTCCAAGCCCACCAATTCACCCCCCTCCCATCAGGCGGCGGCATCCTCAAGGTCCCCGGTTCCATCCCCGAACTCCCACCTCTCTCCGACCACATCCGTGATCACCCCCTCCTCATCTTCACCGAAAAGAAACACGAACTCTCCTTCTGCGAGGCGAACCGCACCCTCCTCTGCTCCCTCCTCCCCCCCTCCCATCCCCTCCAGCGCCCCAACCGCCTCCTCAACTACCACACCCACGCCTCCAAACTCCTCGGCACCTACTGCTACCCCTACCTCTGGCACCAGAAAGCCAAGAAAGCAGGGGCACCCGACCGTACCTCCACCCTCACCCCCCAACCCGGAATCCAAGTATGCCTCCCGAACCCCCCTCCCACCCTCAGTGTTCCTGTGGAGCCCCTACCTTCGGAGACCTCAGCCACTGCACCTACTGCCTTACCCAGCTCATCGAAGAGGAACACGCAAGGAAAGCCGACGAAGCAGAAGAACGCATCAAAGCGTTCAACAACAAAGGAAAGTGGAAGTGCGGCGGTTGCAACTACTGGTGCACCACCGCCTACTGCCTCGACTGCGGCACCCAACGACCCACCACCCACGAATCGCCCCAATGAGGAGGGGTAAAAATGACCCCCGACCCCAACGTATGGCTCTCCCACATGTCCTGGTACGTAACGCCGGGCGCGTTCAAGGACGGAGCCGGTGCCTCCGGCGGCACAGTGCAGTCGCGCATTACCTGTCTCCATGGAGACACCCTCGTGCTGACTTCTGAGGGACCCCTTCCTATAAAGGAAGCCACCCAACGAGACGTAGACGTATTGACCCAAAACATAAAGACGGGTGTAATCTCATTTGTCAAAGCGAAGCCTGTCTTCGGGGGGAGGCAGCAACTCTTCAAGATCACCTACAAAGGAAGAAAAGAGAACAAACTCTACGTCCTGGCAACGGCGGAACATCGTTGGGTAAAACGCGATGGGACTTGGGTGACCACTAATCAACTCCGAAAAGGGACAAGCCTAAGGCACGTATACCTTTACACGGACCACCACGGATATCCCCGAGTACATACTGCCGCGCCTTGGTCCAAGATGGCTTTCTTCCTACATAGGTTAAACCTCCCCGGATATGAACATGTCCACCATAAAAATGAAGTCAAGGACGACTGGAGGAGATCCAACCTGGAGGGAATGACCAGGAGTGCCCATATCAGCCTTCACAAAGCAGAGATGAAAAACAAGGTCACCTTCAATTGTCAAAACTGTAACAAAGAAGTTACCGCGCGAAAGTCCGTACACCGCCACAGGTTCTGTACCAAGCGGTGTTGGTACGAGTTCCGTAAGGGAAACTACCAAGTAAAGTCAGTCGAGCCTTGGGGGGTAGGTGAGGTTTACTGCTTCGAGGTACCTGGGACCGAAACCTTCATCTTGGGTGATGGTCTCGTAAGCGGTAACTGCAAGAAGGGTTCCCACCAGACGGACCCGCCCGAAGTGCAGGACTGCTGGCGATCCCGATGGGAGGGGGGATACCTCATCTCCTACGACCTCAAGCAGATCGAACTGTGCGTCGCGGGCCTCCTCTCCGGCGAGCCCTTCATCTGCGACGCGGTCCGCAACGGGTGGGACCTCCACTCCCGCCGTGCCCTGAAGTTGTGGAAGGAAGCCCCGCTCCTCACCCGGTACCCCTCCCTCTCCGGCATCTCGGTCGACTCCTGGAAAAAGAACGCCACCTTCAACCGCAAGGAACGGCAGGTCGGCAAGCGTGTCAACTTCGCGGACCTCTTCCGGTCGGGTGCCGCGACCATGCAGTCCTCCGTCCTCGGCGACATCGGTGAACTCCTCCCCCTCCACTTCTTCCAGTCCGCCGTGGACAACCGGCAACGGGACCTCCCCCTCCTCTGGGCTTGGCAGGAGGCCCGCATCGCGGAAGCCCGCCGCACCGGCCAGGTAACCCTCCCCTTCACCGGCCAGTCCCGTGCGTTCCTCGGCGGAGACAAATACGACGTCAACGAGATCGTCAACTTCCCCGTCCAGGCCACCGCCTCCAACACCCTCCTCCGCATCCAGATACGCCTGCACACCCTCCTCCGCGCCCACCCCCTCCGCCGCTCCATCCTCCCCGTCCTCAACATTTACGACGCCCTCAAGTTTGACTGTCAAACCCTAAGCGCCGTACACTGCCTCCACTCCCTCTACGAGGACTCGCTCCTCTACGTGAGGGACCAGGAGTACTGGTCCTGGCTCCAGGACCTCCACAACCGCACGGTCCCCATCGAGTACGAAAGGGCAGGCTACCAGCATGGCGAAGAAGTCAAAGACCTCAAAGCGTCCGGCCCCGCGAAAGCCGCGTGACCCCATCCCCAACCTCACCTTCACCGACCTCTTCCCCAATGTGACCTTCCCCCCGAAGGAACAGGCCGCCCTCCAGGAGGACGTCACCAAGCTGACCGCCAAGGTCGTGGCCCTCGCCCGTCGCAGGCCCTGGGCATGGCGTATCGACACCCTCTCCTGGTCCGCCAAGCTGGTCCTCGCGGTCGACTTCGCGTTCCCCCTCTCCATCCGTGACTGTGCGGTCCTCCATCTCGTACACAAGAACCTCCTCAACCTCCGGAAGCAAGGCAAACTCTACACCAAGAGCCAGCCCGGCCTCCGGACCTGAACCACATGGTGCCCCCTCCTATCGCGTGGAAATGTTGCGTCCCCCCAACTGCACGAGGGGAGGGGGACAATTCGGGAGAGTGCCGCAGCGGTTAGCGGGCCCCGGAAGCTGATGCCTAGGTTCCGTCGCTTCCGGGGAAGTCGTTGGTTCGAATCCAACCTCTCCCTTTCAGCAGCCCTTGGCTGGCTGGTCCATCCCTCTCCGCCCCACAGGTTGGGAGGGGTGTTCGCCCTCGGGCAATGGTGCCGCCGTGTGTGACTACAACTCAGCCTTCGTTCTGGACGGGAACCATTCTTGGTAACTTGCCAGGGACTCTTCGCTTGGAGCGGGGCTACGTTGTAGGAGTCTGTACCGGAGGGTCCCTTGGAGAAGTCTGAGGGATCTCTTTTATTCAACGTGACTGGACCATCCTCGTGGATGAGAGGGAGAAGCGACCACTTCCTCTCCCCTCCCATTTTGTGACCTGGGATCGGTCCTCCCCTCCCCTCGCCCCTCGCACGTGCACGCTCCGCATCAACACGCGGAAGTGCACCCTCCCCACGGGCGATTACCTGCTGGAGTCCCACCCCTCCCATTGCATCGTGGAGCGGAAGGGGTCTCTGGCGGAGCTGGGGGGTAACCTGCTCACGGTACAGGGGCGTCGCAAATTCGTGGCCGAGATGGAACGCCTCAAGGTGGAGTGTACCCGTCCGCTCCTGCTCCTCGAAGGGTCCCCGCACACCCTGCCCCGTAACACGCGTGAGCATGATCCGGCCCTCGTAAGGGACACCCTCATGGGGCTCTTGCATGAGTACAATGTGGAGCTGCTTCTCCTCCCCACCGACTCTGCGTCCGCCCGTACGGCGTGCGGCGAGTGGTTGGTGGCGAAGCTGATTGCAGGAGCACTCCATGCCATCCCCCATCGCCAACCCGTCTGCACCCCTCCTCATTGACAAGTCCGTGGTTGACGGCAAGATGCTCCGGTCCGCCCTCACCGGCTACCGCTGCTTCCACAAGGCCGCTGGTACCGCCACCGCCGCACCCACCAACCCCTACGCGGTCCTCGACGGCACCGATGCCCAGGCCGCTTCCTGCATCGTCACCCCCGTCCCCAACGGTGCGAACGCCCTCATCCTCTTCCACGACTACTCAGCCGCCTCCTCCACCCTGACCACGGTCCCCGTCATCCGCGTCTGGGGTGAGGTCCCCGACATCAAGAGCCTCGACCCATACGAACCCCCCGTCCTTTCCGTGGGTCCGGCCCGTGTTGCGGAACAGACCTCCCCGGTCCTCCCCTCCCGTCAGTGGATCCCCCTCACCGAACTCTCCACCGGCAACCTCGCCATCACCATGGGCACCACCGCCGCCGCCCAGACCACAACCACGGGCACCTGGTACCGCAGTGCACCCGTCTTCGTTTCGCTCCTCGGGTGCTCCCGCGTCCTCGTCACCATCTCCACCGCAGGTGTGGGCACCACCGTGACCGCGACCGCGATCAACGGCTGCTTCAACTTCTAAGGAGGTGGCCCATGCCCCGCGACATCATCCGTGGCCACTTCCGCGCCTGCAAGACCTCCCGCCTCTACTCCCTCACGGTCGGCGACTCCATCAACAACATCTATTCCTCCACCAACATGCAGTCCCACAACATCGGACGCATGCAGATCGGTTGCCTCGGCCAGGTCTCAGGCTTCCGCTCCCCCGGCATCACCAACAACGCCGTCTACTCTTCCGAACCCTCCGTCACCAACCTCACCGCCGGGGGTCTCGTCCGCCCCGGTGAGGCATGGCCCCAGACCGGCGAAGTAGGCATGGGCGTCCGTCCCACCCTCTCCTACTACGCATCAGGCAACATCGCCGACTACACCCCCATCTTCCAGATGGCCGCGTACCCCTCCGGTCCTTGGGACACGGGCTGGCCCAACTCCACCCACCTCGACTCCATCGTGAAGGCCCGCTCCTCCACGACCTCCCTTGCCCAATCCTACCTCGAAGGCTACAGCCAGGACTCCTCCCCCACGGTCCGTGTCAACCTCACCTACGTCCCCACCCTCAACGCTGCCGCCACCTACAAGTACCTGGGCTGCACCAACTTCGCCACCAACTCCCAGAACACCTCCGCTCCCACCTTCACCTCCTTCTGCATCTACAACACCGGCGTCGAAACCGAGAACGGCACCACGGTCCGCGACCTTGCCCTCCTCGACTTCGGCCTCCGCAACCGCGACAAAACAGCGGGCGTCTTCTGGGGCACCTCCGGCTACGGCTCCTGGCGTCCCGAAAACCACGCCACCGCCACCGGTGCTTCCATCACCGCCGACCCTCCCACCTACACCGGTAAGTACAGTGATGCGGCCCTCGCGGCTGACTACACCGCCTACTCCTGGAACCACGTGTTCATCTGGATCGGTGCGAACCCCTCCCAAGGTGACACTGCCATCGGCGGTCCTCTCTACAAATCAGAGGTGCTTGCCATCATCGCCCGCCATCGTGCGGCCGCCCTCGCCGCCGGTCTCCCCAACCCCAAGTTCACCCTCGTCTCCCAGTACGTGACCTCGTCCGCCGGGAACGAGCCCTACATGCAGACGCTGTGTCAGGCCCTCTACGAGATCGCCCTCGCCGACAAGGACACCGAGTTCGTCGACCTCTACGGCTACATGCAAGCGACCTACGGACCGTGGGCATCCTGGCAGGCCACCTACCTCGCCGACGGCGTCCACCCCAACGCGACCGGCCGCAACGTCTTATCGGACCGCATGTCCACCGTCCTCCTCGGCGGTAACATCCCCTCCCCCACCGCTCCCGCAGCTACCGGTGGTCCCCGCACCGTCTCCAAACTCGCCATGATTGGCAAGGGTCGCGTCTACCGTTCAGCCGCCTAACCCCTCCCATCTGGGGGATCGGAGCATATGATGGATGCCATGCCACACCGTCCCTCCAACGACAAATCCGACGGTGACGCCGAATTGCACGCCACACCCCCTCCCATCCACGAAGACTACCGCTACATGATCCGCGCCACCTACGAGGCGACGAAGGATCTCAAGGCCATCGCATCTGACCTCGTCCACACCAAGCACACCCACAACACCCGCATCGACCGCCTCGAACAATCCCACAAATCCACCACCTGGTGGGGTCGTGCCATCGGAGCCACCGCCGTCGGCGGCATCCTCACCGCAATCTGGACAGCCCTCAAGACCGGTTCCCTCCCCTCCCATTAGGAGCACCCCATGGGTCCCCCCACTTTCAAGAGCGTCCTCGGCACCACCAACGAAACCGCCACCAAGGTCTGGGCCTCGCAGGGCATCCTCGGCAAACGCTGGATCGTCTTCGGCATCGGCCTCCTCACCGGCTGGGTGGCCCACCTGATCTTCGCCCATCTCCACTAGGTGGGAGGGGGAGGGGTACACTGGACCATGAAGATGCTCTTACCTCTCCTCATCGTTTCTACCCTCATCGGATGCTCCGGTACCTCCACCATCGCTCGCTCCAGCGAGTCGACCCGGACGCACGCCGCCGCCATCACCTCCCAAGCCATGGGAGGGGGACAGACCGTGAAGGACCTTCGCACACACGCGGAGGGCACGGAAGCCGACCTTCATGCAGCCAAGGACTCGGGCGACGTAGGGCCCCGTGCACTGCCACACGTTGAGTCAGCCCTCTCCCACCAGACCGCGATCCTCAAGTACACCGTCGACCTCGACAAGGGCCTCCTCTCCATCCAGCAGGAAGCCGCAGGGATCGGCTCGGACCAGGCCAAGATCGTGACCGCCCTCCCCCAGGTCCAGGACGTCACCCCCCAGTGGCTCCAGGCTCTGAAGTCCGCCATCTGGATCGTGGGCCCCATCGCCCTCATTATCCTCCTGTGGCAGACCGGCCTTGGCTCCTTCATCAAGCAGGTGGTGTGGTCCTTCGGTCTTTTCCTGCCCCGTGCCACCGACATCTCCGCCAAGTTCGACGCCGAGACCATCGAGACCGGAGCACCCACGCCCACCCCACGCGAGGCCGTGGCCGCCCGCCGGGCCGCTGACCCCGCCTACGACATCGCCTACCGCAAGCACCAGGCCCGCATCCGTGCCAACCCTACCCCTCCCATCCCCGGCGAAATCTCCGACGGCAACTGATGTGGAGGGGTAATACACTGGTGGATGGCCACACTCAACACTGACGCTGCCCGTCCCTGGAAACCAGACCGCCGACCCTTCGTCTTCGCTGCACCCTTTGCAGGGAACTGGGCAGGTACGAACGGTAACGTCTACGGCGTAGCCACCTCTTTCCATTCCTCCCCCGCCACCTGGATGGAAACACCCAAGGCTCTCGCCGATACCATCGGCACCAAACGGATCTTGGCCCACCTCTTCCACGGCCAGCTCACCGGTACAAACTACTCCCACGCCTACTGGCACGGCCCACCCGACAACCGCCGCGACTTCTTCCGCACCACCATGCCCGCCTCTTACGTCGGCTACTCCATTGAACCCTACACCGGAGGTTACGTCCCCACCTCTCTTGGTCTCGCCGACATGGACGTTCCCTCCAGCGGAGGTCAGGCCGACTCCACTTCCGACATGCTTCTCATCGCCAAGAACCTGCTGCCACTCCTCCAGTTGGGCTGTACCAAGTGCTGGGTCGACGCCTTCGCTTCCGACTACGAAACCGACCGGGAGTCCCTCCTCGCCAACCTCCACACCCACCTCGACACCCTTGGTGCACCCTCCCGTACCATCGGAACCGAAGCCGTCCCCGTCACCCAAAATGGGTCGCGCCTCGACATCGACGACACCCTCATCTCCGAACGCCCTTACCTCATGCTCGAATGGAACTACAAACTCGCCTTCGACTACGATGAACGTTGGTCCGTCGATCCCGACACCACCGAAGTCCACATCATCGTCGACGGTTCCGGGGCCCAGGACGCAGCCCGTGCCGCCACCACCGGCTACACCTCCGCCCTCGCCATGACCGAGACCAACGGCCCCCACTACCTGGACCGCCTCGCCGATGCCGGGTTCATCGTCGGCACCAACGCCGCCGGCACCAACTCCTGGATCGCCGACTGGATCAAGTCCCGCTATGCCCCCACCTCCACCTCTAATCTTTGAGCTGCGGAGTCCTCGGAAGCCTCGGACCCCTCGCTCCTCAGGATCCCCCATGGAACTTCCCTTCAAGTCCTTCTGCTCGTCCGTCCGCACCGCCGACCTGCCCCTCCAGAGTATCGAGGTCGAAACCGCGACGGGCACCCTCACCTTTCCCCCCTCCCATTACGAGGAGGTGAACACCCTCTACGGGGTGAAGTTCCCGCCCGTCTTCCTCTGGTCCACCAAGGACGGGGTCCTCGGCGAGACCGCCATTTTCACCCTCTCCTGATCGGTCGGGGTCGTCGCTGTTCGCGCCTCCGTCCCCTCCCCTCATTGTCCCTATTCCCTCTCGAAAGGTTCCCATGCAGACCCCTCCCATGGATTCGGTGGTACCGTCGATACGCTCGTCCGATTACGAGTGCGTCCTGGGTGACCCCTTCCGCTACTACCTGACCCGCCGCCTGGGCCTCGTCTCCACCCTCTCCTCCTCGACCGCTCTCTCGCGGGGTTCGTGGTTCCACAAGGCGGCGGAGTACGACACCCTCTACGGACCCCTCACCCCCTCCCATCCCCTGATGGTTTCCTTCGATGCGTGCCTGAACGCCCGCCTCCAGGAACTGACCGAGTCGTGTGCGACCCTCGGCATCGTGGGTGACGCACGCCGTACCATCGTCGCCACCGAGAAGGAGGATGCAGAGACCGCCCTCGCCTGGTACTGTGCCGCCTCCCGCGTCTCCATCTCCCCCAAGTACGGCACCTTCCGCGACTACCTCTCCCAACCCTACTGGAAGGTCCTCGGCCGCGAAATCCCCATCTCCATCGCCACCCCTCCCGATCATCGGCTCACCATGGAGGACCTCCACTCCACGAAGTACCTCCGCCGCCGGACCACGATGGACGTCCTCCTCTTCGACACCAACACCGAACTTCTCTGGATCATCGACTGGAAGTCCTGCTCTGAGCCCACGGAGGTCCGGCTTGCCTCGTGCCCCATCGAGTACCAGACCCTGCACTCCATCTACATGCTGAAGGACCTCCTGAAGACGGGACTCCCCCAGACCGTCTTCAAGCTGCCCGAGAACGTGCAGGTGGGGGGCATGATCCACATCGCCATCCAGAAGCCCTCCCTCCGCTTCGGGCAGCAGGACCGCAACTTCACCCTCGACACCTCCCCCCTCAAGAGCGGGCCCCGCAAGGGCCAACCCCGCAACGAGAAGGTGTTCCACGGCGAACCCTCCCTCCCCAACTTCATTGCCCGGTGTGACGACTGGTACCAGGGAGTAGGTGACTATTTGCATCTGCTATCCGAACGGTCCTCACACCCGGTGGTGAACATCTCGCACACGTACGCCCACCACCTTGACGGCGAGGCGTATTCCGACTACCTTGCACGCACGGAGTTCATAGCCCACCATGCCACACGACACCCCCACCCCTCAAACTTCCTCAAGTCTCCCTCCAGCATCGCCCCTTACGGCACCCTCAGTCCCTTCGCTCCCTTCTACCTCTGCCACCCCTCCCAGTGGCCGGAAATCATCCAACGGGAGGGGTTCACGGTCCGCCACCGCGACCACATCCCCCAGCCCCACCCGCAAGCCCTCCACTTCCCGCCCCTCCAAACGGTCCCCCAAGCAGAAGGCACCCCCGTGGTCAGTAGCCCTTGAGCCCCAGATCGTCCAGACCATCATCACGCCCCAGCTCCGCCTCCTCCTCGAATCCGGCGTCGCCTCGAAGAAGGATCTCCACACCAAGTTCCAACGCCTGATGGACTGCCGGGTCGCCTTCGACACCTTCAACCGTTGGATCACCCTCTCCGGCTTCGGCCCCCTCTTCACTACTTCCACCCGCTACATCCTCCAAACCCATCCCCTCAAGGGCCCCCGCCCCACCATGGCTGTCCTGGATGATCCCGAAGAGACTCCCCCTCCCCTCACCAGGCAGCGGTTGGAAGAGGCTCTCCGAGCCGCCAGGATGGGAGGGGGTGAAGACCAGCCGATGTTCAGACCGGTGGGGCCCACCCTTGGTGACGCCGTGGAGGTACAGGAAGTGGGCTTGCCCCCTCCGCCGCCTCCCGGGGCGGATGGGCCGCCCCGCACTAATTTGGGTTCTTTCCGGTAACCCCTTCCCCTGTACCTCAGTTGGATAGAGGATCGGTTTCCTAAACCGAAGGTCGCTGGTTCGAGTCCAGCCGGGGGAGTTGCTACCATCCCGTCCCACCCACGCAAGGAGTTTCCATGACGCTTCCCCAGACGCTGGCGCACGGTTCCACGCCCCAGCAGAAATACGCAGGACTGGGCGGCCACACCGGTCGCGTCCTCGCACCCATCTCACGCGCACTCGCCTTCTGGTTCGGGCTGCCTGGGTCCGGCAAGTCCTACCTCCTCCAGTCCATCCCCGACTCCTACACCTTCAACCTCGACAATTCCGACTCGGTGACGCCGTGGCCGCACACCATCATGTGGCCAGGCAAGGACCCGGTGACGGGCCAGCCCTTGGGTGATGACGGCACCCCCGTCGTGATCAGGCAGGAGCACATCCACACCAAGGTGCAGCTGCTCAAGCAGTTGGCCGTCGAGAAGAAGCCCCGCCCCTCCACCATCGTCATCGACTCCCTCTCTTCGTGGAACCAGATCCTCCGCGAGTACATCCTCCGCGAAGCCGTCCCCATCGGCCTCTCGAAGCAGCCCGTCACCGACCTCAACCAGCTTCATGGCCCCTCCTGGTACGGCTACCTGTACGATACCATCGTGCGGACCGTGTCCGAGTTGAAGTCGTGCGGCTACGGGGTCCATCTGGTGGGCCACGTGGTGCGTGAGAAGACACCTATCGGTCCCGACCAGTACATCCAGACCATGGAATTCACCATGGGCGATGGGTTGTGGAAGCGCCTCTTCCCCCTCCTCGAAGTCTCCCTCTATGTGGGGTCCGTGGAGGAACCGGTGAAGGTGGAGAAGGTGAGGGAGACCACCGTCCGTGGTGAGGTCCGTCGGGAAACCTACACTGTGTCGTCGAATGAGCGGAGGTGGTACGCGGAGGGCATGCGTGCCGGTCTCGAAGGCATGGTGAAGACCCGCGTCCCCGTCAATCGCATCCTGCTCCCCAAAGAGAATACGTGGGCCGCCTTCGAGGCCGCCTACAACGAGGCTTCAGCAGCCCAGTCCCAGCCGTCCCCATAAGGGCTCACAACGTCGTGACCCTCTTTTTCACCCCTCCCATTCCAGGAGTCTCTTATGTCGAATCCGTCCTCCCTCAACCCCCAGGTCGCCGCCATGTTCCAACAGATGAGCGGATCAGCGGCCCAGGCCACGCCCGACACCGGCGATGGTTTCCAGGGTGAGTGGCCCGCCGAGGGCCTCTCCGACAATCACATCACGGGTCTCATCGTGGCCCCCGGCACCATCAAAGGTCAGGGCCCCAACAAGTCCGACCTCTCGTGTGCCGACGTGACCTTCTCCTACGAGCACGTCCCCAACGACAAGGAGCCCGGCTTTGACCCCAACAAGCCCGTCCTCAAGTGGAACGGCTCCCGCATGCAGCTCCTCACCGACTCCGAATTCGCCAAGCTGAATCCTGATGACGGCTTCACCAAGGCGATGCGGATCAACTTCAACCGCTTCATGGGCCACGCCACGAAGATCCTCAAGCGGACCCCCGAGGAGTGCACCAACCTGTCCGAGGTGCTCTCCGCCCTCAACGCCATCTGCAACAACCCGGACCGCCGCGTGACCGTCGTGGTCGACGTCCAGCGTCAGAAGTGGACGAGCAAGAAGACCGGCAAGGACTCCTCCAAGCTGGTCGAGTTCATCAAGGACAACATCGGCAACTAACAGGGACCAACCGTACAGGTCCCTCTCTTGACAACACCTTCATCTTCAATTACTCTCCACCCAGATACCCCTCCCATCTGCCCCGTCATTACCCCCACAAGGGCTGACGGGGTTTCTTGAGATTCCTCCCTCCTCTGATCGGCGTGCCTCCCCCGGGTGCGCCGATCTTTATGTCAACCCGAAACGTGGAATTCCTGTGGGCCGGTCCGGACTTCCCACCCCTCAAGTGGCCCGTCCTCGACACCGGCAAGCCTACTGAAAAGAGCCAAACGGCTGGAACGCCTGTGCAGATGGAGCTGCCGTTCCCCCACTCTGTGCCTGACGTTGGGCATCAAGCAGGGCTTCTGCTTGGAGGGGCGAGATCCCCGTACGGAACGGATTACGGCCCGTCGCCGTCGGCTGCTGCAACCCCTCCGCAGTAAGCCCGGGTATACCCCCTCCCATCTCCACCATCTTCTGGTACTGCCACCGCACCTCGGGGGGGATACGGTCCAGGCTCCGCTCGGTCCTGCCGACCACGCGCGACCGCAGGTAACTCTTCACCTGGGTCTGGGTCACGGTAAGGGGGATCCCCTTGAACTTCTTCTGGAAGTCGGCCGCCACCCCTTGTGCCTTGGGCACATCGTTCCCGGCCAACGCCTGCAAGTACCGCTGCCGGTACGAGAGGATCTCCTCCCTCTGCTTGGCCAAGTAGTTGTCCAGCCCACCCTCCTGCTCCCACTTTCCCATGTCCACACCCAGACTCTTGGCCACGATCTCGCTGGGCTTCCGGTACGCCACTAGCGTCCCATCCCCCTTGAACACCGGTACCTCCCCTGTTGGGAGGGGGTTCTTGTAGTCTACATACTGCTTCTGGAGCACGCCCGGCAACCCGGCCAACGGGCTCCGGGGCATCTGGGGCAGCAACCCCACCGCCCTGTTGATCGCCACCCCACCCGGCACCAGACGGGCCACGCTGTTCGCCAGCATCCCCATGTCCTCGTTTGCCAGGCCCCTCATCAACCCCACCGGGATGTCGATCACGGGCGGCACGGGCAGGATCTGACTGTTCTTATCGAGCAACCGATCCCCTCCCACCAGGGACCCCGTGGCACTGGCGAAGAGGCCCCTGCTCATATCCGCACCCATCAAGCCCTTGCCTACCTCGTATACGATGGCACTCATGCCCATCCCACGGAAGATGGTGTTCTTCAACCCGTTCCAGTAGTTTTCCTCCCCTCCCATCCGGGGGAACGAGTAGAGGGCCCCAGTCGCCTGCTTGATCGGGAACGTGAGGAACATCCGCACGAGGGGGTTCCCCATCGGGCCCCTCGGTCCCATGACCTGTGGCGTGTTGATTGGGTCGGAGGTGAACTGCGTCCGCATCAGGAACGCCTCCACATCGTCCGCGAACAACCGACCCATAGGCTCTCGCCCGGCCGCCTTGTACATCCGCTTCATCAGGTGTGCGGCGAAGTTCCTGTTGAACATTTCCGCGTGCTGGAACCCGCCCAGCATCACATCGCTCACCTTGCCCATGACGCCACCGGGCCTGTACCCGGCCAGGTCCAGCATCCTTGACCCCTTATTCAACCGGAGGAGGTCCCTCCCCTCAAAGTCCGAGAACTGGAAACTCTCCCTGAACAAGTCCTCCTGCTCCAATGCCGACAGGAACTTTGCCCCCCTCCCAACCCGCTTGCTCGCGTACCTGCCCATGTCCTGAAATGCGTCCCCGTACGCGCCCACTACATCCGTCAGCTTTCCGGCGGTCGCGGCCAGCAAGAGGGGCTGCGTCAATTGCATCACCACACTCCCCAGGTTCAGACCCAGGTGGCTCAGGTACAAGTAGTTGGAGATGCCGCTCGACAGGTTCGGGGAGGGCATTTTGTTGTTCACGTGCCCAAACTCCCTCAACCTCCCCACGAAGTCCTTGCCCCACTCCCCTCCCACCTTCTCCAGCAGTTTCCCCGGTCCCTTGTTGGCGAACCACAGCGCCATCTCCTTGTTCCGGATGTGGGCGTTCTGCACCGCCAGCCAGTCGCTGCTCGCGTGCCCGAGCATATTCGGCACCGCCACCGTCCTGAACCGCTTCTGAGGCAACTCCCCATCCAACCTCATGTGGTACCGGTCCACCAGATCATTGTGGGTCACGAACCCCCTCAACTCCTGGGGAATCTCCTTACCCACCTCCACTTCGTGCCCACCCGCCAACACTGTCTTCTCATGCCTCCGATGGGAGGGGACATCCGCCAGGTACCCCTCGTCCATCGCCCGCAACGTCTCCTCCGAAACCGGCACCGTATCGAGGCCCAGGAACGTCACATTGTTGAGGAACTTCCTCCTCGACGAATCCCCATCCCTCAGCGTGAGGGTCATCACACCCTTGCCGCCACCCTGTGAGAAGGCACGCTGCGCCTCATCCTTCACCTCCAGGATGTGGTCCTCACCATGCTGCGTCAGCGTGAGGCCCAGATCCGACTTGTTGCGGAACCACTCCAGATCCTCCGGTGCATAGGCCACCTTCTTGCTTGTCAGCGGGGCAATCCTGTTCGACATCCTCCCCGAGTTGATCGCGGACCCCGGTGCCACATCCACCAGACTCCTTTCGTACTGGGTCCACCGATCCGTGGGAGGCGCAATCATCTGACCTTCGTGTTGCACCTTCGCCAGATCGTACGTGTTCCGGGGGGTCCAGTACGGATTATCCCAGTCCATCTGGATCGTCTTCTCCAGCTCGTCCAGCACCTTCGAGAGCTGGTGCTCCTTCGCATCAAACCCCACGCCCCTCATGTTCTGGATTCCGTCCTCCCCCACCAGCGTGTACAGGAGGTCCTTCCCCTGCACCGTCATCGCGTCCGCTGACAGAGACTCCTGCGTCTCCGGCTTCCTCAGATCCCTCAACAGGCTGGTGACCGCACCCCTCAACTTGGTCTTGTCTGCCTTCCACTGGCCTGTCACGGCGTGGTGAGCCTCATCACCCAGCACCCTCACGAACTGCTTCTGCCTCTCCTTCATCACCATCTCAAGGTATTGTTCCCCCTCCCCTCCAAATACCTGACGGAACGCGGCCCCAATATTCCCCTGGACGTACTGCTTCTGGTACCGCACAGGCGGCTTCCCCACCTCCTCCACCCCTCCCACCGGAGCCTCATACTCCTTTATCAGGTCGTCCAGGGTCTTGGTCGTCCCCTTCGGATCACTCACCTTCACATGGGCAAACAGGCCCTCCTCCGGGAAAACCCCTGTGGGCCTCCCTTCAGTCCCCTGGAACGATTGGAAGAAGTCCTCGAAGGAGCCCCACCCCTCCCTCTCCTTCGTCCCCATCACGTTGAAAAAGAAGTTCTTGGCGGTCTTCTCGTCCCTCGCAAACTGAGACCTCACCGACTTCAGGATGGCCCTCTTCACCCCTGCCTTCTGAGCCAGTGGATCCAGGATAATGGGTACCCTCTGCCCACCCACCTCCATATGAAACTTCAGTTCGGAGTAGGGAATCCCTTCCAGCACCGTCTCATCCAGCCTCGCCCCTTTCCCCTGCGATAGGATGTGGAACGTCTTCAGCGCCTCATATTCCTTGGACCCCTCCCGATAGTGGTTGGGGTTCATCCAGTCAACCTGATCGAGGGCCCACTTCCCTTCCCCTCCCACCACCTGGTTGAGTTTGGGGAGGATCACCTTCTCGGCCGCACTCAGGCTCCTTCCAATGTCGTCCTGTACGCCCCTCACATGGTCCGCCACCCCCAAGAAGATGGACTGGGCCCTGGGGAACACATCGAGGTCCGACAGGATCGGGGCTAGGAACCCCAGACTCTTCTTTGCCCACTCGTTATACGTCTTCCCCACGAAGCTGAACTGCTTGCCCGCCTGCAACGCCTTCATCCCCACCGGCGAAGTGACGAACATCAACCAAACCCAGGGATTGGTCACCACTTCGGTGAGCGCCTTGGTGAACCCGTCACCCCCTCCCACCAGGCGGTCCGCCAGCGTCTTCCGCTGTTCGGGGCTCAGTCGGTCGGGCGAGAGGAAGAGGTTCTTGAACGATTCCGCACTTGCGTCACCCCCCAGCACCTGGCTGATGGCCAACCCCGGAGCGTCGTACAGGGTGATGGGCTTGAAGGCCACCGATTCCGTCGAAGGAGTTTCCATGGCAAAGTCTACGCAGATCAAGTACACTGCCCCTATCCGCCGGGGCTTTGGTTACATCATCGGACGCACCGAGGGGCCCGCCGCCGTTGCCCTCGCCGAGCGTGCACTCGACTGGCTCAAACAGGAGTACCTACTCCAAGAGGCAGCAGACCTACGCAAAGGAGCCCCTCCAGATGAGGAGGGGGAAAAATGCCCCACCACCCCATCGACAAGCACAGACCCAACGCCATCGACCCCTCCACCGGACGCATCGCCACACGGTCCGGCAGCAACCCAGCCCACCACGCCCCCTCCCACCTCACCTTCGTCCGGGTCGATACCTTCAATACTGTGACGATGTGGCACGCCCTCGACCCCGCGACCAACACGATCTGGCAACGGTTCACCGTCAAGAGGAGTAGGAAATGCTCGAAGTCTTCATCGCAGGCCACGGCTCCGACACCACGGGCGACGGCACCGAAGCCCTCCCCTTCCGCACAGGCAACTGGGCCCTCCGTCCCCCAAGCGCCGGTGGACCCCCCTACGACTGTGGCTGCATCCTCCGCTTCAAACGTGGCGATTCCTACCCCCACCTCGACCTCAACAGGGGCGGCCTCTCCCCCATCGAACTCTTCGTCGTCACCTCCTACGGACAGGGACCCCCTCCCGTCTTCGCTTCCATCTCAGTGGGCCGTTCCGAGCCCCAGAACTTCCTCCGCATCCAGGAAGTCGCTCCCACCTACGGCACCGGCTCCTCCGACATCGGCATCTCCTGGCGTGCGAACGGCCACCACTCCACCATCCAGGGCTGCGACATCAAGGGTTTCCCCTCGGCCCTCACCATCCAATCCTGGAACGACGTCACCCGCGATTACTACTCCAACCTCTGCGTCGCCGACAACCTCCTCCTCAACTGTGCCCGGGTCGGCATCTACCACCAGGGCCAGAAGGACCTCCTCATCACCCGCAACGTCTTCCGCGACATCGGCACCGACCTCCTCCACCAGGGCATCTACTCGAACGCCGACAACACCTCCTACACCATCGAAGACAACATCATCGACAACGTCTCCAACTGCGGCATCCAAGCCCGCTCCGGAGACTTTCGTGTCCGCCGCAACATTGTTCTCCGATGCGGCTACGGTATCGCTACCGGTCACGGCATGTCCCACCAAGGCGCGACCGGTCTCATCTCCGACAATCTGGTGACCCTTGGCAAGGACCGCCCCAACGACAACGCCCCCCTCACCTGCGGTATCGGCGTCTGCATGGTCCAATCCACCCAAGGCACCCCTTTCCTCGTCCAACGCAACATCATCACCGACTCCCTCGGCACCGGCAACCTCGGAGGCATCTCCCTTGGTTCCGACCTCGCCACCGAGTACACCAACCCCTCCGGCATCCCCACCCGCAACTGCGGCCCTTGCCTCATCGAAGGCAACTGGGTCCAGGAATGGAACACGGCCCTCCGCCTCGTCGAAAACCACCCCTCCATCTTCGGTATCACCTCCAACACCTTCACCAACTGCCTCGAACTGGCACGCTTCGTCAACGCCACCAAGTGGAAGAACCTGGGCATCCGCCACTTCGCCGATCCCTTAAGCGTGTCCCAGATCATGCAACAGAACACCTGGGGCATCGCCGGACTGGCCCTCCCTGGTGTCGTCCAGGAAGAAGGCGGCCTCGGCGGCCTGCTCCAATTTCCACCCGAATGGCTCCCCGCCTTCGACCCCGGCATGTCCACCATCCCCGACAAGGACGTCCCCAACCTCTCCCTCAACTCCTACTTTCAATACTTCAACACCATCATTGCCACAGCAGGGAACGTTGAAGACGAAGCGGACGCGTTTATGGACCTCGCGGTGGCCCGGGATCCGAGGGCGTGGGGGTACCTGCCGTGGGCACGCGCCCGCGTGGGCCTCTAAAATCCAATGGGAGGGGTAAAAAAACAGGGGCCCCCACCGAAGGAGCCCCTGTCGTCCCAATCCACACCCTGCGCCCATGCAAGGAGTCTCATTGTCTCATGTGTATCAGACCATCTTGAGGTCGCTTACCCGCAGCGTCACCACCACATTCGCCAGGTTCGTCCTCGTAGTGCTCATCTTGAAGAACACCGTGCTGCCCGCCGTAATGACGTTTTCCAAGGGAACGCTTCCCGCCGTGGTCCCGAGGTCGTCCATCGTGAACGCGTAGTTAGTGTCCCCCGTCGTGTTCAAGTTGACGGTTTCGGTGATGGCCGTCGCACTCGATCCGGCAGTGCCACTTGCGGCCTTCGCAATAGTCGCCGTCAAAGCACCGCCATTGGTCGTGCCGTACCTGCACCTTGCATCATCAAGCACCATATCCCGTTCAGCCACGAATAACGGGGTGTACTGACCGGGGGTGACAATGACGAACGACAGGACCTGACCGCGACGGGCCGGGACCTCACTGATCTGGATCTGCCTCTGTCCGGCCATGACGCTCTCCTTACATGCGGTCCCTGAGCCTGAGTGTGACGACAAACCCCAACAGTTCCGTGGGAGCCTGCGCCGTAGTTCCATCACTATTCAATACGAACTTGACCCCGAGGGTGCTCCCGGCCGCCACCTCGTTCTGGTTGGGCACATTGAACGATTTCGTGAACACACCCACCGCGTTGGTGTCTGCCGTCGTCGCCACGCTCAACCCATCGGTGAGGGCCGTCCCGCTCGCAATGGCGGTCCCGCTGGCAGCCTTCATCAGGATCACCAGGACCGAATCATCCGCGACCGTCGACGCCACATTCCACCGGAACCGGACATCATCGACCACCGTGTCCCGCTCACAAATCATCAGAGGGAGACTGGAAAGGGCCGATGGATCCGTAAACGGGATACTGACCACGTAGCCCCTGCGGGCGGGCACATCCGAAATCTGCATTTGCCTCTGCCCTGCCATGGTCAATCTCCTGTAGGGGTCCCACCATTATACCCGGCCAAGCAACTTCAAAATCTTCATCAACTGCCCCAACCTCTCCTCACCCACGGCCGCCTTCGCAAACAACCCCACACTCCCCTCCGCCTTCCCCGCCTTCGCCAGATCCAACAGCAAGGAGGGCTCCTTCTTGGCCGCTTCCGCTGCTGCCCTCAATGCCAAACCCTCAGGGATGGCGTCCCGTACGGGCTGCATGGGACGCAACGCATTTTTCAATGTGGGAGCCCACCCACCCTCCACCTGCGGCTTCGGTCGGGGCGTCCTCCCCCACTCCACCTCGGGTCGAGTGAGAGCCTGTTCCTTCCTGATTGCGTTCAGGATGTTCTTACCTCTCGGATCAATCCGAGCCACCTCCGCCCCCGTGATCTTCCGACCTTCAGGGTAAAGGAGCGGCATCTCTTTCCTCATGTCAGAGGCTGCATCCTTCAAACGCTTCACCCCCAGCAACTTCTCCGTCGGAACCGAGGGGGTTTTCACCTTGTTCACCCTACGGGCGGGCCTCCACGGCACATCCTTCTCCGAAGGGAGCGGAGCAGTACCCTTCTTCATATCGTCGTCGAGACCACGCAGGTCCCAGTGGGTGGGCCTTTCGATGGGGACACCCTTGCTCTTGATGAAGAGGTTGGCGATCTGCTTCTCCCTCTCCGGATTCTTCCCCGTCAGCACATTGAAGACGGCCTTGCTCTGAGCGTTCGCAGCCGCCGCCCTCCCCTTGCTCAGGTTGGCCATCGCCTGCTTACTCAGCGTCGCCGCTTCGTGCAGGTCCCCTTGGGCCACACCCTTCGTCCTCATGCTCCCATCTATCGCCTTCGTGATGTTGTCCCTGATCCCCCAGTCCCAGTCCTCATACATACGGGGTGCAATCGTCCTCAGGTCATCAGCATGCAGGGTCCCCGCCACCGGATGGCTTAACGCCTCCGACATGATGATCCTCCGCACCTGCCTCTTCACCCCTCCCGTCCTCGTCTCCAGGATCTTGATTGCCTTCCTCACATCTGCCGCTTCAGCAGTCCTTCCACCCGTCACCTCTACCAGCGTGTCATCCCACAACTTCCGCCCCAACGCGGTATCCGGGGGCAACGTCCGGCCCCCCGTCCCCCCGCTCCTCCCCTCACTGGGGTCCCAATCCCCATCCACATCATAAATCTTCCCACCCAACCCCTCAAAGAAATTCCCCTGGGACTGCTCGTAGTCCCTCTGGCTCAACAGTTTCGCAAAGTCCGTACGGTTACCACGCGCCTCTCCACGGAGCACCTGCTTCCTGAACAACGCCTTCGTCAGCTTGTTGTCCACACGCTACTCCTGGGGCATCTGGAACTGGCCGTTGGCCATCTGGGTCGCCACTTCCTGCACAAGGTCCGCCCTCGGCTCCCCACCAATGACCGTCGCGTCCCTCGGCAGCGTCCGTCCCGCCATCAACTGGTTGAACAGGTGGGGGGCGTACTGGGCCATCATGGCCGTGTTCTTCCTCTGGAGCACCTGCATCCTCTTGTCCCGCTCCGCCCGCATCCTCTGGAAATCCCTCGCCTGCTGCTGCCCCTCCAGCACCCTCTCCATCCTCTTATCCACCACGCTGGGCAGCATGTCCTCCAGCCCGTACACCATGTTCTTGGCGGGCCTCCCCAACAAATCAATTAATCCAAGCGCCCCACCCACCTTCCCCAGGGTCCCCACCCCTCCCATCCCCTTCTTCACGGCCCCTTTCGCCTTGGCAAACAGGCCGCCCACCCCTTCCACTTCAGAGGGTTTGGGTGGGCCTTCAAAGATGGTGCCTGCATCCTCCATTAGTACCCCATGGTCATGGCGAGCTGCTCGAAGCTGGGCTCACCGTCCGTCTGCGAAATGCGACCCAACGTCTCACGCTGACTAGCGAGTGCCTTCTCCAACCCCGCCTGCTCCATCACATCATCAATAGGGAGCCTCGGGACGCCCCCCGACATCTGCTTGTACGCCCCCAGCATCTCATTCAGCAGCTGCTCCTGCCCCAGTTCCCCCTGCCTGTCCATCTCTTCATCGAGAAGGCTCTGGGCCTGGAACCTCGCCAGCTTGCCTGCCCTCTTCTTCCGGCCCCTCGTATCCAGGTCCGTGGTCTCATCAAGCAGGTCCATGCCCTGCTCCACCACCCCAGGAATGGCAAGTGCCGTAAGTCCGGCTCCGATAAGTGCTGGGATCATGCGTTCACTCCTGTGCGGACCCGACCGAAGCCGACGACGCTCTTGTTGGTCTCCTCATCGTACACGCTCCAGAGGCACGTGGCCTCCCTTGCGTGCTGACGCTGCTCGTACAACCACGTTTGCACCAGCTTCGGGGTGAGCCCCCTCCCATCCTGTGCGTACGTGGGTCCGGGCAATTCCTCACAGTCGTCGGGGTTCGCCCCCCTCCCGTCCTGGAGGATCAGGGATGCCCCGTCCTTCGTGTGGGCGGTCACCATCGCCTGCACCAACTTCTTCCATCCACCGGTCATTACTGGTCTCCAAGGGCCCCGTCGGCCAACTCCGCCTGGTACAACTCCAACGCCCTCTTCCTGTCCCTCTCCCCCAACTTCTTCTTCTGCTGCATGGCCTTCTGCCTCGCCTTTGCGTGCTCCCCAGCCTGCAACACTCCCGCCTCCGTCGGAATATCCATGTTGTACTGGTTGCCTAACTCCGTGCTCTGCCTCTGGAGGTCCGGCAGATCAAACACGCTCTCGGCTCCCAGACCCAGCTGACCCCTCTTGATCTTCAACTCGTTCTTGATGTCCTTCAGGTCCTGGATCAGCTCCCTCCTCGCATCCGGGTGCAACTTCCCCACGAAACTCAACTCCTTCGGGTCATCACCCGGATCATCGTTCGTAAGCAGGTCCAGCAGGTGCTCGGGGTCCCTTGCCCCCGCCAGCGTCTGCATCATCGTCACCATCTGGTTCCTCGTCTGCGATACCGGCTGCTTGTTGATGTGGTCCCACTCGGTCGACGGGTCCCAGTTCTGCAACAACGCCTTGCTCCTCCCCGTCACCGGGTCCACCTCGGTCATGGTCCCCAAGTTCTCCAGCATCCTCGCCAGCTTCATCCGTCCCGCCCCTGCCGCTTCCGTTGCAGCCGCAGCCTCCTTCGTCCCCACCTCCTGCTTCCCGTCACCCATGGGACCAGCTGCGACCTGGGCGGCAGCCATCCGGCTCGCCTGACCCTGCGTCTTCAGCGTGTTCCACACCTGCCACAGCGACTTGTCCAACAGGTGCGGATCGGCACCCTGCTGCAACGCCTGCTTGTACAACTGCCTCACACTCTCCTTCGCCATCGGATCACTGTCCGCCTTCTCCAGCATGGTGAGCATGGTGGCAATCGTCGGGGCCAACGCACCCAATGTCCCTCCATCTCCGGCCGCCGTACTCGCCAACGCCTGCGCCAACTCGTTATACACAGGGTTGCGAGGAGGGGGTTGAGGACCATCGAACGTCCCAGGCATTTTCATTTCGGGTGTCGGGTACCTCGCAGGTTCCACCTCACCCTTTTTGGTAACATGCAATCCCACGTCTTGCTGAGAAGGTCCCTTTTTCTTACCTCCAAACAACTGCTCAGAAACCGCAGCGAGGGCGGGCTTTGCAAACCCACTCGCACCCATCATATGATCAGCAACCCCATAAGCCCCGGCCTCAACCAACCCCCCCGTACCTCCCGCCCACACAGGATCAGACCCGATTTCCTGCAACGTAGGGATGTGGACTTGAGAATCCCTAGATAGGGAGGGGGTAGAAGCAGGACCGTCGAGCCCGCTCAGGACCTGACCCAACATCCCGTCCAGGTTCTGGAACTTCTGGAAGTGGGCCATCTCCAGGTCCTTCATGTGGCGCATGAACTGGGCCCCGATCCCGGCCCCGTTCTCGTCCGTAAAGTCCCTATTGAACCACCCATCGTTGGCGGCCTTCAGCGTCGTGAGACCTTGGATCTTGCTCTCTACCAGCGTCTTGTTCCTCCCGATTTCGGCCCTCTTCTTCAGGAGCAACTCCTTAGCCGCATCATCACCACGCGTGATGGCATCCTGCGTCTGCTCATTGATCCCGTTCAGTTCCTCTTGATGGTCGTTCGCCAGTTTGGCCCAGTACCGCTCCCTCGCCCTGAAGCTTTCTTCAGCCGCGATCCTCTGCTGCTCCATCTGCTTGTCGTGTTCCTGAGCGGCAGCATCCTGCCTCGCCTGGAACCCCCTCTGCCTGCTCGCCTCGTTGATCTGGGCGATCATCGGCAACCCACCCTGGTCGCCCGCCGGACTAATCACATTGAACGGTTCACCAGCCATACCTACCTCCTAGCCGCACTCGCGGGAGGACCATCGAACGTCCCGGGACCATACGCCCCACCCCCCTGCCTGTTCTTCGTGGTACGAGCCTTGTCCTGGCTCCTCTTGTAGCCGCCAAGGCCCTTTGTTCCACGTGGAACATCGTTATCGGAGGCCCCCTCCCCATCCCGTCCGTCGCCGTCGTTGGCCCACTTCTGCATGAGGGCGTCCATGTTCGGGGAGCCCTTTTTCCCCCTCCCACCTCGGGTCTGGGGGTTCTGGGGGGTTTGGCCTGCGGCCTTGGCGGCGTACAGGGCCATCAGTCCCTGGAACCAGCTGACCACGGACTGGGGGTTCTGGCGGATCATGTTCGCCACTTCGCTGCGTCCCTGCATCTCCAGGTTCACCGCGTTGAGCTGGGCTGCCCCACTCAGGTCGGCCTTGGCCCTCGCCAGCGTCGCCCCCATCTCCATCATTTTGGCCTGCATCTCGGTGGCCTGGTTCATCGCCTGGATCCCACCCATGTGGGCATCACCCAGTACCTTCCCACTCTCCAACCCGTACTGGCTCCTCAGCTGGCCCCCCTGGAGTGCGGTGTTCGCCTGCATGCTCCTCAGGTCCGCCAACCCCCTCCGCATCTGGAGGAGGGTGTCGTTGTAGCGGGTGAGGAGGGGCGTGATCTGCTCCTGGACCGCCGTCTCCGTATTCCACTGCACCTCCGCCACGGCAGCACTCTGCTCGGCCGCCGTCATCGGGGTCCCATCGGGGTGCACACCAGCCCGTGCCATCTGCATCTGGCTGTGCCCGTTCCTCCGGATCGCACTCGCCATTGCACTAGCGTCCTGGGCTCCCCGGTCGTTGTACTCGCTGATGGCCGCATCGAAACCGGCGACGGCGTTGCCTGCGTACTCGTTCGCGTTCGCAATGTCCTGGGAAGGATCCCCCCTCCCAACGGCTCCCTGGACGTCGTCCATCATTCCGCCCACGCGGTTGCGGGTATCGTTGTAGTTGAGGGTGCCGAGCTGTTCGGCCTTCCCAATGTACTGGTCGATCTGCTGACCGAACTGGTCGTTGGGGCCTTGGAAGCGGTCCGATAACCCGGCGAGCATGTCCTCCAAGGCACTCGACTGCCTCTCAAGGTTGGCGTGCTGCTGGTCGGCCGCTCCCTGCATGTTGGCGGTGTCGTACCCGAGGGCCGCCGTGAGGGCCTGCTGCTGGCCCATGGGACCGCCCTGCTGGGGTCCCTGAGGGATCTGGGGCACACCGGTCCTCGTCCTCCCTTTGTGAATCTGGGGGGTCTGGACAGGAGCCTGGGGCTGCCCCTGCCCAAGGAACTGCTGGTAGGGGTCCACGTTGGCGTAGGGGTTGGAGGAGGTGGCCTGGCCCGCCGCATTGAAGGTGCCGAAGGGGTTACCACCCGGCTTCACACGCCGGGCTGCCCGCCTTGCATCGCCCATTCCCTGCGGACTCGTGAAGTCGAAGACGCTCATGCCTACCTCCTAAAGATATCAGTGATCTTCGACCGTCCGTCCACTCCCCTCGGATTCATGCTCGCCATGTCAGAACGCCAGGTCCTTGCCCCGTTCGTCCCCTGCGGTCCCATCCTGAACGCCTCCACCGCCGGGTTGTATTGACCCCCTCCCGTCAGCTGCGTCCCATAATTCGTACCGTTCGCCACTGCGGCATCCCACTCAGGCTGCCCCTGCTCCAAGTACTGGAACGCCCCATCCGGCCCCATGAAGGCCCTCGCCTTCCCACTGTTCAGGTTGCCCCTCATCCTCAGGTACTCACCCGCGACCGCCGGATTCAGTCCGGTCCTCCGCCCCATCTCTTCCAGCTCGGCCGCATTGGGTCCCCCAAACTGGCCCCGGTTACCCGGTGCCGTCATGTGGGTGAGCAACTTCAGGAACGAATCAGTGTCCTGGTTTCCATAGTCCATGAGCCACGAGTTCTGCTGGAGCCCCACACTCTTCAACCCCAGGAAGGAGTCGACGCTGGCGGAGGGTCCCGGCTGGATGGTCCCGTTGGGGCCCATCGTCTGACCGGGTGTCGGCTTGAAGTGTGCGTTCCAGGTAGGCATTATTGGGCCCTCGCCGTGCGTTCCGATTCCTTGACGCTGCCTTTGACCATCACCCCCACCAGTTGGAAGTAAAGGCCGGGGCACACCACACTTACGCTCGGGGTAAGGATAGCACCGTGGATGCCATACCGTCCCTCCACATTGGTGTCGGTCCCGCCCATGGGGGCCTGGTACACACCCTCGTCCTCCGTGATGCTCCTCACGTACTCACCCGCCCTATCCCGGGTATCTCCCGTTGCCGTCGGCTCCGTCCGGTTCCCCCGGTACACGTGCCCACGGAAACGCGCCAGCGTCGCATCGAGGGAGAGGGTGCTCCCGCTTACGGTACAGAAGGCACACCCAATCGAGTCCACCTGCTTCGTCCTGAACATGTCGCCCGGGCTGGAGAAGTCCTGCCCATTCTCATCCTGCGTCGCCACCGGGCTCCCCTCCCACCTCACATAGACGGGGCACATCCCCACTTTGTCCCCCGCCTTCAACCCATACAGCTCCGACGCCGTATCGTCCGTCAACTCCACCTCGGTGGGTGCTCCATCCGCATCGTGGATGGTTGCCTGCTTGTGCAACAGCGTCGTATCCTCCGCCTCCAGCACGTACAACCGGTACCCCCACGAGTCATTGCTCATGGTGTACGTCCCATCGAGGGTGAGGGTCGTCCCGCTGCTGAAGTCCGCGCCCACCGTGAAGACTACATCGGAGTCGGTAGGGAAGAGGGAATGGAGGGTCTGGTTGCTCAAGCCTGTCGGGTCATGCGTTTTCTCCCTCTTGTAATCAACCATGAAAATCCGGTGCCTAAAACCCGTGATGATGTCGCCCGAGGTGTTCTTGGGTGGGTTCTGGACGAAAAACGCCCTTTCCACGAGGGGGTTGTAGTACGTTGCATTGCCGACTCCCTGTGTCGCATCCAAGAGGTCCAGGTCAAACTGGAAGTCGGAGGGCCAGCTCCCCCGCGTCACTTCCCTAAACGGCAGGTCCTGCACCATCGTGATCTGGGCGGTGTTGAACCAGAAGCACGCCATCTCCTCCTCTTCCCTGTTGAACACAAAGAGTACGCTCATCGCCGGATCAAACGCGAGGCTGCACTTCTCGATGCTCGTATTCCACTGCTCCAGTACCACCTGCTGGATCCCCAGTACATCATCCAGTTGGGCGTTCGCGTCCACGCTCTTGAGACCCTTGGTCCCCAGGAAGTACAACAGACTCCCCACACTATCCACGCACACCTCGTTGGCCACCCCAAACCCCTCGTGGATCTGGAGCACCTTCGCATACACGCTCTCCTTCCTGATGATGTACTGCCGGTCCCTGCTGAACCCAACCACGTTGGGCCCCACCTGCTTCATCACCAGCACATCGTTCGATGGGAGGGGGGGATAATACCTGTTGGAGGGTGGGAACAACTCCGGACTCACCTCGGTGAGGCTACTCCACCTGATCTCACCCACGCCCCTGTATCCGTCGTCCCTCCGCACCTCTTCACTGCTGGACAAACTACTCCCCTTGATGGAGGAGACCAGCATGGTGTTCTCGTACCAAAGCGCCGCTCCGCCCTTCGGCATGTTCTCATCGTACTGGGTGGGGTCTCCGAAGGTGCTCTGCACCGCCAGCTGCTTATCCTCCAGCTCGTACCAGTACACCGACTGTCCCACATTGGGGTTCGCCAACGGGTTATTCGTGGTGTGGTACTCCACCAGATCAATGATCTTGTCCAAGTGATAGATAGTGGCGATGTACGTGCCACCGGCATCCTGAACCCTCACGCTCCTGTAGATGTACGCCTGATCGTACAAGGTCTTGTCGTAGCAGATCTCGATGGCCGCATAGAGGGGGATCGGATCCAGCCCGCCCGAAACTGTGCCCGACGAATGGGTGGTGAGGGGACCGTCCGGGTCGAAGTCATCCTTCCGGGCCTCCGCCACCTCGCTCAACGCGCTCCTCCGTCCCGTCGTACTATCGTAGAGGACGTAGCAGAACGCGTAGTCGCCCGGCTTCAACTTGGTGATGGTGGTCTGGTCCACGCCACTGCCGCCCGTGGTCGCGGTCCCGCTGGCCCCACCCGTCGTGCTGGACCCGCCCCCGTAGTCCCCGGTGGGGAACAACCCGGTTGCCTCCGGCAGGAATTCGGTCAGGAATATCTGTCCGGCACCGGGCCTATTCGGATCTCCCGTCACCGTAATAGAGCCCAGACCGCCCGACAACCTCGGCGAGATGAGGATGGGCTTCAGTCCCGGCCCTGTATTGGTGCTGATCTCGGGCTCATAGACGAACCCGACGCTGGTCACATAACTGCGTGGCACCCGGACCAGGACCGGCTCCTGATCCTCCACGAACACGTAGATGAGGCGGCCCACCACCGCAATGCTCATCTGCCTCCCATTAACTCCATCCAGATCCCTTGGGAGGGGGACCCCTTCCAGCACCGTGTAAGGATGCCCGACGTTGTGCCACTCCCCATTGACCGAGGACCACAACACCATGAACACATCGCAGGTGCTGCTGGAGGTCTTGCGACGCGCCCTGAAAATGAATCCGTACCCGTAGTCGCTGTCGCCGATGATGATGTTGAAGGGTTTGAAGTCGGTGATTTCCGACGACTCGTCGTGGTGGCTGGCCCCACCCCAGAAGGTGGCGGCCGTCAGCCGGTGCACCTCGATGAAGCCGGGGAACGGACCAGGGGGACCCTCCAACGCGGCCTCGAACCCGATCATCCGGAACGAGTCGGGCTTCCGCACGGACGACCTGCTCGACTTCGCGTTCTGCGTCGAACCGGCCATCTCGTACACCCATTGGGTCTTGCGGTCAGCCATACCCCATCATACGGGCGTGCACACATGGAGGGTGGTCCACTGTGGCATCAAACTCACCACCTTGAACCCCGCCTCCCTCAGCAACCACTCCCACTCCTGGTCTGTCCGGACCCCGTGCTTGTGGCGGCTGGAGTCGGGCGTACTCAGGAAGAGGGCCTTCCCCGTGCACACGTAGAGGGCGGCCAGGAACGCCGGGACCATCTTCGGGTCCACATGCTCAATCACCTCAATGCAGAACACATAGTCCCGATCCACCGGCCCATTCTCCAACCCCCCCCATCCCAGCAGGTCGGTCTGGATGAAGTGGTGGTGCGGCTTGTGCTTCCGGTTCTTCAGGAACTCGAACGTCTTCGGGTGGGGCTCCAGTCCGGTGTAGGAGCCCAGGATGTCCGCCTTCACCATCTCGTGGTACCCAAAGCCGATCCCGGCCCCCACATCCAGCACATCCCACTGCCTCCCCTTCAGCAACTCGATGGGACCCCTGTACATCTGCTGATGCCCAAAGGAGTAGGGACGGCCCTTCCGGGCCAGATGCAGATCCAATTCGCTCATTTGTACCACCCTTTTGTGACGCCCCACGCGGCCTCGGGCCTCGCCCTCGCCAGTGCCTCCCCATACGAAAGATGGGGGAACACCTTCAGCGAGGAGGTTGGATTACAGTTCCACACGTTGATCCCCCTCCCATCCAGGTACGGCTTGAGGGCTTCCAGCCTCCGGGTCAGGAGCGAGTAGAGTCGATTGTTCCCACCCCTCCCCCTCTTGTCCTTTTCTTCGTCCCACGCGTATGCGGGTCCCTCACCCATCGCCATATGGAAGTCGCAACCCAGCAGGTAGATGTGGCGGAAGCCCATCCAGGGGAGCAACTTGAAGGCGCACAACATCACGGACCGGGAGTTGGTGATGCCAAGGGCGTCGGGCGTGTTCTTCAGGGTGCCCCAACTGACCCCCTCCTCATCCAGGAACGTCTTCGGGTCGAACCCGTTGTTCCGTACGAAGAAGAAGGTGCCCGGCATCTGGTGAGCGACCTCTCCATTCTCTGTTTTCACCCCTCCCATTGCCGTCCGGATTTTGCTTGTGGCGTGGGTGCGGGGCACAAACTTCATGATGGAGGGGTCCCTCCACCCCACATCACTGAAGTTACGGGGCGGGTCGGCCGCGACCCAGAAGGTGGGCTTGTGCATAATCCACGCGTTGTTGAGGGCCATGCTCGCCAGACCCCTGTGCGACAGCTCCGTCAGGTCCAGCTCTTTCAGGGAGGGCCCTCCGCAGATCAGGAAGCAGTGACCCCCCTCCCACATTCCTTCCAGGGGGATCCCCCTCCCATCGGCCCTCACGACCACGCGGGGGTGGCGGATGCGGGGGAGAGGGTGGGCGCGTAAATCGCCACGCATCGGCTTGTGGGCCGGTCGGTCCAGGGAGGTGTAACTCCTCCGGTTAAAGACGACGAGGGGTTTCATAGGGAGTTGGAGAAGCCGGGCCTCTGCCTCGGGCACATCAGTTGAGGGTAATCCAGCTTGGAATAGCCGTCGCCATCAGGGTCCAGGGTCGTCATCCCCTTGTCACCGCAGCCGCACGCGTTGCAGTAGTGGTGGGTGCCATCACGTGAGAGGGCGAGGGAGGGGCAGGGTTCCTGTACCTTCTTGCCTTCGAGGGTCTCCCCGAAGCAGCTCACATGCCGCTGCCCTTTTACTGTGATATCGACCTTGGTGCCGGTGAAGCCCCTGGAGAGGAGGGCCTTGCCGAAGGAGAGGGCCATCTCCCACGTCGGACGTGCCTCCGCCCACGCCTTCACCTTGCGGAGGGCCCACTGCACCTCTGGATCCTCCATCATCTTCAACGACTCCTCACGGGTGAGGTGCCTCTGAACAAGGGCCTTCAGGTGCTCCTCCGTCGCCGCATGCAGATTCGACCTCACCGATTGGACCCACTCCAGCGTGATGCGGGTCCTGAAATCCGATGAGGAGGGGGAATCGGGCCCCTCTTTGGAGAGGCACTCACGACAGACGGACTCGGGGCACCCGTGCTCCCACCCCAACTCGGCGTTGATGAGGGCACACGAGTGAGGGTTCCGGTACTTGCACTCGATGACGGGGATGGGAGGGGGAGTTTCCATAGTCAGGCGGTCGCACAGAGGCAGCAGGGTCCGAAGTTACCGAGGATGGAATTATCGGAGTAGCAGCAGATGACGGCGAAGGCGGGACACCCACTAGGATCCACACACGCATTGCACCGCAGGCAGTCGTGCTCGCAGGTGTACGCGGACGGACAGAACTGACCTCCCACACCGCAGAGCACGCCCGATCCATTGTACGGCAAGCAGTAATCATGGTTGTAGAGGCAGGGAAGACGGGCATCACCAATGGGCGCGAAGTTGCAGGTACCACAACCCAGATCTCCTGCACCACCTGTATCCGGAGAGCCCACGGTGATAGGGGTACCGGAACCGCCGGAGTAGACGGGCGTCGTCGTCGGCGTCGGCGTCGGGGTGGGGGTGGCGATGGTGGTGGGGGTCCCGGAGGCGGTGCCCGTGGGGGTAGGGGTGGGGGTACTGCCCGTGGCGTAGGTGAAGGTGCCATGGCCCCATGTACCGCCCGCACCACCGGAAATGTCGGAGGATCCCTCGTCGATGATGGGCATCACCTCGCCCCGGGAGGGGAGCATCATGGGGGAGGTGCGGTTCTCGGGGAACGCCAGCGGGAAAAATAAGGGGAGGGGGTCCCTTACCTTGCGTTGCTGGAAGCCGGACTCGCGGCGCTTCATGATCTCGTCGCGGTTGCGGGGTCGCAACTCCCTCAACCACTGGTTGATGAGGAATTCGCCTTGGGAGTTGGTGGAGTCGAAGGGCATTACTGGCTGAAAGGTACCTTGTTGAACCAGAGCATCTCATCGTCACGGTTGTCCATGGTGTCCTTCTCCAGGTACTGGGGACGGCGGCCCTGGACATTCGTCATGTTGTCACCGATGGTCTTGAGGGCGGCTCGGTACTCCACGATGAGGTGCTGCCTGAACGCGTCGGAGAGGCGCTTACCCCCTAGCTTCATGGCACCCCAGTACGCGATGGCCTCCCAGAACCCCGTGTCTCCACTCGGCACAATCTCGTACGTCACGGACCCGTCCACAATATCGTCGGGGAAATCATCGTCGACTTCCGCGTACCACTTGGACGCCTCGTAGTAGGAGCGGCTGATGTTCCGCACGCCGATGGGGAGGGGTGAAGTGCTGATGATGCGGAGCTGCTGCCCCGCGTACGCATTCTCCCGACGGTCGAGGAGTCCCAGCGTGGGCGTGTTGGCGATTTCGACGCGGGCGGTCCCATCGACGCGGGCGAGGACGCCGGTACCCAAGTGCGGTTGGACGTCGCCGTTGGGTGTATACCAGATCTCAGCGTACTGACCGTCGAGGGGCGATTCCTGAAACTGGAGGACGAGAGAGCCGGGGTTGCCTTCGAGGGACCATCCGGGCCCGAGGCGGTGCCAGGGGGAACGGGGTGCGAGATCGGCGAGCAAACTGCCGTCTTCGTCGACGAAGCGGAGGTTGAGGACCTGCTGGATGGCGGGAGGGAGCACGTAGCGTTTGAGGCCGGAGTCGAGGGTCACTTCGTGGCGGAGGACGACGGGGCAGCTGTAGGTGTTGGAGAGACGGCTAATGACGTCGACCAGGGCGGGGCCCGCAATGTAGCGGACGATGTAGGAGTCATCGTACTTGGCGTCGAGGTCGGGTTCGTCGAGGACGGCACGCACCCTCTCAAGGAACGAGCGAAGCAGGGAACCTGACGAGTGCATGGGGTGCTCCTACTTGGCCGCGAGGCGGGTGAGGGTCTTCAGCTCGTCGATCATAGCGGCGTTGCCATCGGGCGAGCGTCCCCTCCCAACGAAGGGCGTGCGTCCCGTATTGAGTTTGTGGGCGGCCTCATCGAGGCCCTTCTTCTTCATGTACTTGACGACCTCGCCCCTGTGCTGAAGGTCATCCTGGCGTTGCTGTGCCTCCGCCGCTTCCTTCTCCCGGATCCGACGTTCCACCTTCTCCTTCTGGTCGTGCACGGGTGCGAGCCGATGCTCCATGATTTCGGGGCAGAGGAGGCCGTCGGGCCACAGCAAGGTGGGCTCCCCGGAGAAGGTCTCCAGCTCCTGCATCAGGGGAACGGTGGCTTCCCACGGGGCATAGGTCCAGTTGCCCAGCACGTAGTTGCCCGTTTCGAGGTGGAAGTAGACGGCGAGGCGGGTCTGGGGGGCCCATTGCTGGCACTTGCGGAGCCAGGGCCACACCGGCAACTCACCGGGCTTGAGGGGTGTGAGGATCCGGTGGCGTTCAGGGTCGATAGCGAGGCAGTGCTGGGACGCAATGTCGTACGGGGTGAGGCCGAGTTCCAGTTCCATGGGCGCTCCAAAAAGAAGGGGTACCCCCGTCAGAGGGTACCCCATGGTAGCAACAAAGGAAGGTCCGATTAGAGGGCGTACTGCGAGGGCTGAGCCGGATCCAGACCCTGCATGTAGACCTTCTTGGAGTCAGAGTTGGTGATGTAACCGCCCTTGCGGTACTTGAAGGAGATGCAGAAGCCCACACCATGGGTGTCCGCCGATGCCGCCACGAAGCCGATGCGGTTGCCCGCAGGGATCAGCGTGTTGCCGGTCAGCGTGATCTTCTTGCTGGTGTTGGAGGCGATAGCGGTCAGATCTTCCGCCGCCGACAGAGCCGTACCGGAGGCGAGGGCCGTACCGGAGGGGCTGGTCCAGAAGCGGATGGTGCCTGCACCGTAGGCGGTACCTGCGGCCATGTAAATGGCCTCCACATCGACCTGCTCATGCAGGACGTCGAGGATGAAGGTGCCGTTGAGGGTGGTGCTGTTCGTGGAAAAGCGAGGGCCCTGGTGGATTGCCCACGCATCGTCCGTCGTCAGCGGAGTTGTGATTGCTGCTGCGGTGTCTGCCATGACAAAGATCCTTTATTCGGGTCTTTCCCCCTCCCACCCCGGGGGTCCGGGGTAAGGAGGAGAAAAGGGGGGTTTGCGTTCAGAGGTTCAATTACGAGTCAGCGTAGAGGCGGTCCTCACCGACGCTGGTGATCTTGATACCGGCGGGCTGGTCCGGGACGAGCTGCATGCGGAGCATGCCGGGCATCTGCGAACCTTCCGTCACGAGGGTGCGGTTCGAGCCGACGGCCGAGATGGGCATCATGATCGAGTCCGTGCCTGTGAGGGCCGGTGCCACGAACACGAAGGGGTTCCACGACGGGTTGCGGTCGAACTTCTTGACGCGTGCCGGATCCGGGGGCGAGTAGCGACGCCAGTTGTTCTTCTTCTTGATGCCGTAGACGGTGCCGGTCTCGATGTAGGTGGAGGTGTAGCCCTCGTAGGTGCGGCCGTCGTAGGAGAAGGTCATGCCTTCCTGGTTGCCCTCGCTGTTGATCGAGGCCGTCTTGCCGGTCCGGTCGATGTACTCGCGGCTGATCTTCTGGCCCAGGTAGGCGAGCCACACACCCTCCGACGCGATGAGGCAATCAATGGTCTGACCATACTTGCCCTTCGCGGCGTGGAAGCGTGCCAGGATCTTCCGGAGCGTGTGCTCCGTGAGCGCCAGGCCGCCGTTGCTGTAGAACATCGACTTGAACTCCGGGTGGGTGTTCACGTTGATGGCCGCGTTGTACCCACCCGCGTTGCTCACGCTCTCGTAGCCGAGGAGCGTGTTGACGTTGTTGGTGGTGGTGCCGTTGGTGTCGCCCGTCTTCATCCAGCTGTTGATACCCGCGATGCCGGTGAAGTACCCGGTGGAAGTGTGGGTGAAGGGGGTGTTGGCGTCGCCCTTGCTGTTCGCCATCACCACGATGTCACCGGCGGTGAGGGTCGCGGGGAAGGCCGCCAGCGTCAGGTTGTCGATGCACCGCATGGTGACCCAGCCGGTCAGCTCGTCCACGGCGGTGATGACGAAGATGGACTGGCCGGAGGCGGTCGTGCGGAGCGTGGCACCCGTGGTGTCGTAGATCTGGACCCGCATGCCGACCATGAAGCGGTTGATGGTGTAGGTGGCGGTCGCACCGGAGACCAGGTTGAACTTGATCTCCTTGTTGAAGTCGCCCAGCACGTAGCCGGTGGTGACCGTCACGTTGCCGAGAGTGCCCAGCGAGTAGAAAGTGTTCTGGCTCGTGTACCAGTAGTTGCAGACGGTCTGCGACATGTGGCGTGCGAAGCCTTCCAGCTTGGGGGCGATGACCTCGCCGATGAGGGCCGGGCTCGCTTCAGCCTGGGACTCGCCCAGGGTCAGCATGATGTTGGCCAGCATCGAACGCATGGGGATGCCCAGCTTGTAGACAGCCTGGTTCATGCCCTGCGTCGCATCGGGGAAGGTGCGGGAGAGGCCCTGCATGTACAGCTTGCTGCCCAACGCGGTGCTGGACGGGTCGCCATAGAGGGTCCAGTCCGTACCAACGCCCCCAGGCTCGATCACGCCCGTGAGGCCGCCCATGTACGTCTTGAGAATGAGGTGGTCGCGGCCCATGTCGCCTGCGGGTCCGACACCCTGGTTGGACACGATGGTGTCCTCCCAGATCTTGTCGAACGTCGGCAGGAACATGCCCACGCTCTTGTTGATGATTTCCTGGATTCGCGTCGACTGCGTATTGAAAATACTGCCAGTCGGTGCGTTCGGGGTACCTGCGGACCAAGCCATGTGTCTACTCCTTCACCCCCTCCCATCCGGGGGCCGGAGTAGGTGGAGGCTTAGGTGGCTGCACCAGATGCACCACGGATCAGCTGGTCGGCAGCCCACTCGCGGAGCTGTGACTGTGCGTCACTCATGGTGGTCTTGCCCTTCTTGTATTCGGGGGCAGCCACGGGTTGCGTGTTTGTGAGGAAGTCGTCAGCCGCACCCGTTTCCTCCGACCTCCCGATGCGGGACGGGTCGGGGACGAACGCACGGTACTTGGCGGCCACCGCTTTCGCGGCGTTCGCAGCCTCATCCGCAACCCACGTATCGTCCCAGCGGTTCCCGTTCTGAGCACGGCGCGTCCTGAGGCGATCCAGCAGCTCGCGGTTGACCTCCGCCACGACTGTGGAGCGGAGGTTCCCCTCGTACGCCTTCGCCTTCTCCGAATCCTCGGGGGCGTTGGCCTTCACCAGGGTCGCCATCACTGTAGCAAGTTCCTTAGTGGTGTCAACAGCCCCTCCCACCTGGGCCTGCATCAGCTGGTTCAGCCTCTGCACCTCTGTCTTGCCCTGCTGCTGCTTGATGGTCCCCAGCTCCTGCCGCATCACCTCCAGCTCACTAGGCTCATCCTCCTCCTTATCTTCACGGGGTGGGGCCTTGCCCTTGGGGGCCTTGGGCTGCGGTTCCTGGGTGCCCGCAAGGTGGGCGTCGATCTGGGCCTGAGTCCACCCGGCCTTGGCCAGCACCTTACGGGTGGCCTCCTGCACCTTCTCCGGTGCCACCGTCGAGTCCTGGCGGAGCAGCAACTCCGCGTTCCCCCACGTGTCCTTCAGCTCGTTGTAGTCCTTTTCAAGGGAGCCGAGGCGTTGCTTGGCGGCTACGTACTCCGCGTACTCCGCCTTGCTCACCGGCACCACATCGGCCGGAGCGTTGGGTGCGGGCGGGTTGATGGTGCCGGAGCCAACACCGGGTGCACCAGCGGGGGCCCCACCAGGTGCGTCAGGGGAGAGGGCGAAGCCGGAACGGGCAACGAGGTCACGAGGGTTCATTCAACGGGTCCTTTTCTAGAGGTTACTGCATCTGCATCTGCTGCTGGGGGAGCATAGGCGCTCCACCCCCCTGGGCTCCAAAGGAGCCACCACCCATCATCGAAGACATGGGATCGCCCCCTCCCATCTGGGGTCCGGGCATGCCGAACTGGGAGAGCATGGCGGCGTCGTCGGGGTTCATCTGGGCGGCGGGCAGGGTGAGGCCCATGTAGGAGATGAGGGTCTCGCGGAACATGGAGAAAGCGTCCACGACGGCGGGTGAGGCGGCCTGCATCGCGGGCCCGCACATGAACGCACCGGCGAGCCGGAGCACGATCTCGGGTTTGCAGGTGGCGGGGGTGAGGATGATGCGGCCGGGCGACTTGCCATCGTTGAAGAGGGTGAGGATCGCACGGACGGACATCTCGTAGGCGGGGGCCTCCTCGTCCAACCAGATGGGGAAGTCGAGACCTTCCTTGATGGCCTGCAACTTGAAGGCGGTGGGATCGGTGACGATGCCGAGCTGCCAGAGCTGGGTCATCTCGGCCTTGCGGGCGACCACGGAGCGTGGACTGATCTCTCGGATGTTGAAGGAGAGGCGGGAGATGTCGGGGAGGGGGTTGTCGGTGAAGGAGATGGAGTTGGTGTCAGGGTCGATGATGGCTCCGGCGAGGTCGAGGGTGAGGGAGCCGACGGGGACGGTCTTGCGGGAGAGGGCCAGCTGGTGCAGGGCCTTCTGGGTGGCACTGCGGTACATGGTGCCCCACGCCTTCTGGACGCCGGAGGTGGGGGAGGTGAGGGCCTTGGTGATCTGTTCGTCGAGGAAGGCGAGACCGTTGGCGGAGTCGACGCGCCCCTTCTCCTTGATGAGGTCCTGGATGGGGTTGACGGCGGCAAGGCCCTCGCGGGCGAACTGAGCCACTTTGCCGGGCACATCGCCGGTGTTCCAGGGCTGGATGGTGAAGGGGTTGAAGCCCTCGGCGACAGGGTCCGGATCCCAGAACATGGTGCGGAGGCCGTGGCCGACGTCGCGGAGCACGTTGTTCTGGTTGATCTGGCCCTGCGGGAGCACGAGGATGCCGTACTTGTCCTGCTCGATGATGTTGTTGTAGAGTTCCTTCGTCATCCGTTCGAGCTGGCGGTGCTGGCTGAAGAGGAGGTCGAACATGCCCGCGCCGTGCCACGACCCATTGTTCATGAAGCGGGACCAGCCGATGGGGCAGTAGACCTCCATACCTTCGGTGTCGTCGTCCTGGAGCACGACCTCGCCGGAGGTGCACGCGTAGCGGGTGACGGTTTCGCGGGGGCCGTAGAGCCACAGTTCGCGGATGCGGACGATGCCCTGGTACTCCTCGTCGACCGATTCGGCGGAGGGGGAGCCCATGGGGACCACGCGGGAGTTGTGCCACGCCGTCTGGTTGAGCTGGTCGCGGTCCTGCCACGCCTCGCCCGGATCCACCTCGTACCAGTCGAGTTCGTCCATCTTGGACCGCATCTTGGCCTTGCCGTAGACGGCCTGGAGGTGGGAGAGGGGGACCCACCGTTGGCGGACGATGCCCCGGATCTTGGTGTGGTCCTGACCGACGAGGGGGAAGGGGAAGAGTTCGCGGGGGTGAATGACTTCGAGGTCACCGGTCAGGCCGATGACGGGGTGGTCGGTGATGTGTCCGGTGATACCGGCGAAGCCGAGGCACGCGTAGGTGAAGGCGAAGTCCTCGGAGGCGGTCCGGACCTGGTCGTCACTGATGGCGGCGTCGGCGATGATCTGGGCGATGGACCGGTTGCGTTGTCCTGCAAGGGTGAACCCGGCCTGGTCGACCTTGGGCCGTAGATCCATTGATTGGATGCGGCCAGCCACCTGGTTGATCTGGTAGAGGAGTTCCTGGGACTGGTACTCAAGGTCACCATCCTTGTCGAGGAAGTGGGGGGTGACGCGGCCCGTGGAGGGGTCGAGGGCGGAGAAGCGGCGGTACCCGTTGAGGTAGTACCAGGCGATAAGCCACCACGTGCGCCTATACATGTAGGCGGACTCGCAGCGGATCACGTGCCGGTGCAGGATGTGGGCAAGTGCCTTCCCCTTCGGCAGCGTCATATTGGAGTCGGCCATGGGGAACTACTCCGGCGGGGTCACCTTCTGCGTCGCAGCGACGGAGGCTTTCACCCCTCCCATCATATCAGGCGTTTGGGCGGGTGGTGGGGTGTTGATGCCACGGGGGCGGAACCCGGCGACGCGGATGGCCGGGGTGGGGGTGAGGGAACCGGGGTTGTCGAGGGGTGAGGTCACTTTGCCGTCGTCGAAGACGGGGGGCTGAGGGTCGTGTCGGTTACCGTAGCGGGGTCCGTCGCCGTAATAGCAGGCGGCAAGCATGGTGAAGAGGGCGGTGGGCACCCACACGCCGGTGGGAGGGGGTGGAGGGGCGTTGGAAATGGTGGGAGGGGGAGTCACAGGCGGGAGTCCTTTTCGGAGGTGACGAGGGTCTGGTGATCGGAGAGCATCTTGTTGAGGATGTCGGGGTCGAGCATGTCGAGGGGGAAGAGGGACATGATGGGGGGACCACCGTTGGGTAGATTGAGTTCGCCCTTCTTGAGGGCGGCGATGGGGTCGAAGGTAAGGGCTTCGAGAGTGGGGGACTGTTTGCGGAGGCGGCCCTTGATCACGAAGAGGGACATGGAGACACAGTCGAGTTCGTCGTCATTCTCCAGGCCGCCACCAGGGACCTCGGGGTTGAAGCCCTCGATCTGGTTGAAAAGGCGGTTGATGCCCGGATTCTTGCCACGGGCGTGGAAGGGGAGTTTTATCAGGCCGTGCTCGAAGCGGATGTCGAGGGTGGCGATCTTGGACTCTTTGTCCATGTGGCCGGGCTTGAGGGGGCCGATCTTGGGCACGTGGGTGAGGGCGAGGTGCTCCGTGGTCTTGGTTTTGACGGCGGACTGGAACCGTTCGTAGAGCTTGTAGGATTCCTTCACGACTTCGACGAAGACGGCGGGGACGCGCCAGAGGGAGGCGAGGCGGAAGGTTTCGGCCACGAGGGTGGCGTCGGGCTTGCGGTCGGACCAGAGGTCGAGGACGAAGAGGCGGTTCTCGGGGTCGACGGCCATGAGGCAGCAGCAGCGGCGGTCGCTGGTGGATTTTTCGGTGAAGGCGGTGTCGACGGTGATGAAGAGGCGGACGGTGCGGAGCCAGTCGGGGACGGACTTCTTGATGAAGTGCTGGTCCTTGTCACGGTAGCAGATGGAGGCGGTGGAGGAGTAGGGGTCGGTGGTGAGGAGGGTGTCGATGGACTCGAACCACCAGGAGTGACGGCCGAAGGCGGAGGGGTCGAGTTTGAAGTATTGGTCCTCGGAGTCGCCGGGGCGGCCCATCATCTCGCCGTTGAAGGTCATGGTGCCCAGCTTCTCACGGAGTTCCGGGAGGGTGAGCGTTTCGGTGGTGAGGCCGAGGGCGGTGCGTTCGGCGGCGTCCGAGGGCCACATGTGGGGCCAGCAGCTGGTGAGGCGGCCGGTGTCGGGGTCCTCGTGGCAGGCACGTATTAACAGGCGGGCCCAGTAGTCGAAACGAGGGTCGGCCGCACGGGGTCCGTCGGGCGTGTCGGAGGTGAGCATCGCGTGCCACAGGAGGTGGCGCTTCGACACGAAGGTGCCCACCCAGTCGAGGCCGGTGTTGGCACGGAGCACCATGGGGAGGGCCACTTTGAAGACGAGGGTCTCGGTGGCGTCCCGGAGGACCTGCATGGAGGTGGACGCTTTGGCGTCGTGCTCGGGGTCGTCGAGGCGGAAGCGGCGGGGACGGAGACCACGGAGGCGGGTATTGACGGAGACGCAACGGAGCCACGAGCCGTTGGCGAGGTAGAAGAGTTCGGTGCCGGTATCCTTGGAACCACGGGAAGGGCGGAGCTTGTCGACGGAGAAGTGGGGGCAGAAGTCGTCGGAGATGCGGCTGTTCTCGTAGCAGATGTCACGGACGCGGGAGCCCGTGTGGCGGGCGTTGTCGTGCGTGGAGGTGGCGTAGGCGAAGGAGTAGCGAGGAGCCGTGATGAGGCAGAGGGCCATGTCCTTCTGGCAATGGGAGGTCTTGGCACCGCCACGGGGAGCGAGGGCAACGTTGAGGCGGTTGGTCGCCCACATCCGGGAGAGATCCCAGTGGAAGGAGGGTGTGGGGAGTGGCTCCTGGTCGTAGAACCCGGAGTCGAAGAAGGCGTCAGGATCGGGGCGGAGGTAGTAGGTGTCGAAGAAGAAGGTGGAGACCACGCGGTTCTCAGCCCGTTCCTCCGGGGTGCCGGGGAGTTGCCAGAGACGGCAGGCGTTCACGCGGGCTTCGCGCTGACCCCCCTCCCCCAGCTCCTCGTAATCGGGTGGGAGGGGGTAGAAGGGGTTGTTCTCACGGGAGATGGGGACGGGGTCATTCATTGCAGGCGTGGTCTACGTACTTTTTCACATTCCGTCCTCGGAGTAACCCCTCCACATCTCGTATAGCCCCGGCAAACCTCATGGGGGTAGGGGGAGTAGGCCACTCTCTGACCTTCGATTGCCACTCCTTGGCGGTATCTTCTGTTTTGAAGATGAGGAGGACTTCCTGGCCACGTACCGCATCGAAGTAGGCGTCTTCAACCATGCGGGTGGTGCGACCGGTTCCACGTTGAAGGTCAAGGATCTGGTTCATTCGTCTGTTCCTTGGGAGGCGATGAGGTGGAGGTAGTCGGCGGCGGCGAGGCGGATCACGTAGCGGCACGCGTCGTCGATGTCGGCGATCTGACGGAGGGTGGTGGTGAGGTGGATGAGGACGCGGGCGTAGCGGGGATCGAGGGAGGGACGGGTGTTGAGGGGCTTGCCACGGCCGTCGCGGGTGGGCGGGAGGAGCAGGTCGAGGAGGGACTCGGAGAGCCACTCGGACTGGCCCAGCCATGCGACGGGGTCGTGGATGCCCAGGAGGGGGAGGACGGGGTCGGAGAGGCGTGCGATCTGGTGGAGGGGGAGGGAGAGGAGGCGGTTCTCAACTTGGGTGATCAGGGCTTGGGCCTGCTGGAGGGAGCTGAGGAGGGCGGAACTCGCGGCCCTGGGTTTGTGGCGGGGGCGGCGGGCTTTGGAGGCGGGTGCGGAGGGTGGAAGTAGAGAGGGACTGGGTTGTGCGGGTGCCGTCGTCATTGCGGGACTCCATCTTGTGGGTGGCCTTGGAGATGCGCCCGTTGTGGGTGGCGATCTTCTCCATCATACGGTTGAACTCTTTGATGGCGGGCAGGGAGATCTTGGGGTCGAGGTCGGTCGCCATCTCGATCAGTTTGGAAACGAGGTCCTGCTGGGTGAAGCGGGACTGGGTGATGGCAAGGGCCGCACCGTCGAGGTTGAAGAAGGACATGACGGGGGCGGCCGGGTCGATGGGGACGAGGTCCTGAGGTTTTTCACCCCCTCCCATCTGGGGCTGGGGGGGTGGGTCCGGGGTCGGGGGTGAGGTGGACGAATTCGGGGAGCTTTCGGGCACGGCGGAGGGCTTTCAGGGAGGTGCGGGACTGGGCGGCAAGGGGCAGGGAAGTGTAGCCAGCGGAGGCGAGGGTGGCGGCGGCTTCACGGATGGTGCGGGTGAGGGCGGCACGCGACATGCGGGAGTGGGGGGCCACGGTGCGGGAGGTAAGGAGTTCGGCGAGGATGGTTTCGAGGTGGGCGCGTGCGTACTCGGGGTCCAGGCGGGTCTGGTAGCGTTCGAGGAAACGTTGCTTGCGGAGGGTAAGGGAGCCGGGGGCCAGGAAGACGGGGTTGCCGATGCGGAGGATGGAGCGGAAGGCGATGAGGAGGGTGAGGTGGTCGATGAGGCGGGTGTTGCCGATTTCGAGGGAGGGGACGCCGAGGGCCGCGAGGAGGGCACGGAAGCCCTTACGGGTGATGCCCAGGGGTGCCAGCTCGTGCAGGAAGAAGTCCTCGGAGTAGAGGCGTGTTTCGGGGCCGAGCGAGATGCAGGCGAGGGGGACGCGGGGTGGACGTTTGTTCTTGTTGAGGGGGGACATGGTGGAGGGTATAGTGGGGAGACGCCCTAAGACAAATCTGATACCCCTCCCATAGCAAGTGGACGGCGTCAACAAGCGTACAAGTGAAGAAAAGAGTGGTGAATCCTGTACAGGAGTGGTGTCATGTCTAGCGCAAAAATTGGTAGTGTGGGAAGGCCCCTGGAGAATGATGAGATTATGACGGTGGCGGAGGGGTTTGTGATGAGCGAGGGGATGACGGAGGACGGGGGGAGAGGGATGTGGTGGTGGAACGGGATGTGGTGGGTCTGGGTGGGGGGACGGTGGGTGGTGAGGGAGCACGAGGAGGTGGAGTTTGAGGTGCTGAAGTGGCTGAGGGACACGTGGGCACGGAAGGGAGAGGTAGCGGAGAAGGTGGAGAGCGGGGAACGGAAGTGCAAGGAGGTGGCGTGGGTCTTGAAGGGGGTGTGCAAGGCCCCGTGGAAGGAAGCACCGGTGTGGGTGAAGGGGCGGGAGGGGAAGCCGGACCCGAAGAGGTGCATCGCGTTCGAGGATGTTGTGTTATCGGTCGTGGGGGGCAAGGTGGAGGTGGTGGGGCCGAGGGATGAGAGCTGGTTCAGCCCGTTGGTGGTGCCGTGCGAGTGGGACCCGGAGGCGAAGTGCCCGAGGTGGGAACAAGCGTTGGTGGAGTGGGGGTGTGGGGATGAGGAGTGGGGGAAGCTGCTGGACCGGTGGATGGGGTACTGCCTGATGAGTCATAGGGAGTACCGGAAGTGGCTGTTGCTGCACGGGAAGACGGGAGGGGGTAAGGGGGTTACGTGTCATGTGATGCACGCGTTGATGGGCCAGGCGATGATGAGCAGCGATATGGACGGGATGGCCGGGGAGTTTGGGCTGGGAGGGGTGCAGTACGTGAATTGTGTAAGCGTGACGGAGGTGAGCAAGCTGAATGGGGTGGGCGGGCAGAGGTTCGGGAAGGTGGCGAAGCAGATCGTGGGCGGGGACCCGATCACGATCAATGAGAAGCACGTGAAGGTGCAGAAGAACGTGCCATGTCATGCGGCCCTGATGATGAGTGCCAACATGATCCCGACGATGCCGAATGAGAATAGGGGGTTGAGTGCGAAGATGCTGGTGCTGCCATTCCAGGTGAGTTTCGATGATGGGGGGGCGGAGATCGGGTTGAAGGACAGGCTGGTGAGGGAGGAGCTGGCGGGCATTGCCAGGAGGGCCGTGGAGGCTGCGGCCGCGTTGGAGGGGGCAACGGATGGAGAGAGGTGGCCGGTGCCCGTGGAGGCGAGGGAAACGGAGCAGCAGTTCACGCTGACGAACAATCCGGTGGACCAGTTTCTGCACACGTACTTCGTGGAGGCCCCAGATGGGTTCGTGAGCAGTGAGACGGTGAAGAGGCAGTGGAGGGAATTCACGAGGAAGAACGAGGTGCCGTCAATTAATGAGAACATGCTCCTTATTGAGCTGTTGCAGCGGAGCAGTTGGAAGATCCGGAGGTACCGGAAGCCGGAAGGCGGGAAGAGGGGGGTGCAGGGGATGAGCCTGAGGAGGGAGTTCCAGGAGGATCTGTAAGGGTTAGGGGGAGAAAGGGGGCGTACCAGCCGAGCCAGCTGGTTCTAAACTTTGTTATTTCTATATACACGTATATACGTATAGCTATTTAGTAAGAAAGATGGTACGGATGGTACGGAGAGGGGATGGGTCTGGAAATGGAGGGGGAAGGGGCGTACCGGGTGGGGGTACCAAGCGTGCCAGCGGTACCAGGGGGAGACCCGTATGGGACCCTAACGGAGGGTGGGGAGGGAAATTCAGAGGGGGAGGGACATTCACCCCCCACGTGGAAGGTCGTCGTGGGGCCGCTGGGGGGTACAGAGACCGAACATCACGTAATCGCTTGAGAATCAAGCACTTACACCACAAACCCGAACGGACACCAAGTACCAAGGGACGCCCGAGCGTGCCAGGCATCTGGTTGGGGGATGACCCTAACGCCGTAGACCCCTTCTGTTAGGCTAAGGGGCAATAGGCAGGAAGCCTATTGCACGTGTTATCGGACGTACCCCTTATGTCGTGAGGGGGTCTAAAAACCACCCACTCCTCCCACTCTCTTTCG